ATCAACAATTTTTATAAAAACTATTGTTTGTATTTAAATTATGTGTATATTTGTACAGATCATGAGAAGATGATTCAAAGATTTTAGTTGGTTCATGGTAGAACTCCAACCCCTGATAGCTTCTCATGTCAGGGGTTTTTTTATTCCCAAAACATAAGGTGTTGTATACCATTGAACATCATTACCAAAAACAATGTCTCACAATGAATGCTTATTCGATGAAATAAAAATCCCGCAATGTCTGAATGCTTGACAACGGGTACTGCATACCGAAAGGTTAATAGAATAAGTAAGCCAAATAGCCCATCACTTAGGTGAGAAGATAATAAGAAAGGGTAGCAGAGGGAAGTGTCATTGGTTGGGAGAATCTCTATAAAAAAGAGGTTAAGTAGTGCATGGGATATATGCAGTATAATAGCATAGCTATAAACAATTAAAAGAAACATTATGAATAGTCAATCAGTTAGAATAGAACTAGAAGGAGTTGATTTAGAAATCGAATATTATTTTGATACACCATTCGATATAGATGAGCAACAATTAGAAACATTACGCATTGAATCAATCACTACATTACATAATGATGATATTACGGAGTTAATGTGGCATCATAAAGAAAGTATAGCGTTTGCTGTATATGAGAAGTTAGACCTAATGAATTATTAACATGGAAGCAAAACTAATTAAAAAAGTAGATTATTATAATAATAAAGATATATATTACTCACTTATTATTAAAGACGAATGTATTGGTACTACTCATAATTTATTTAATAGGCAAATGAATGACAATAATGGAAATGCATTTTTAAATAAACTATCCCTCGAAAACTGCCAAAAAATTGAGAATGGATATGATTTGGATGAGTTAGCTGATGAATACTTTAGAAGTGTTGACAGTGTTACTGTTCTATGGAGACGTATAGATTTTAAAAAAGGCTTCCAAAAAGCACTTGAAATTCTTGGTGATAAGAAGTTTACTGAGAAGGATTTAAAGAAAGCTTACCAGTATGGTAGAACCCCTGATGCAATGTTTTATTTAGAAGATGGAACTAAGGAAATCGTAACAACAAATATTGAAAATTTTATCCAATCACTACAACAAACTGAATGGGATGTTATTATCCTTGAAGAGCCTATTGATTTAGCTTTTTATGAGAATGGCAATAGATTTCCTATTGATGCTAATCTGCCTGATAGATTTAAATACAAACCTCTCCTTGATGAAGATGGATGCATTATATTAAAACGTAAGATATGAAAGAAGAAACAGTAGGAGATGCTGCTGCAGAATATGCTAATAAAAAGTATGCAACTGACAAAGGTTATCCTGAAGAAGATTGGTATATATCTTGGTTAAGTTTTAGAGAAGGAGCTAAATGGCAAGAAGCTAAAATGTATAGTGAGGAAGATATGATTGAGTTTGCTAAATTTTCTCAAACAGATGAGCATGAATTAAGATCAGTAAATGTAGGATTGTTAAATGAATTTAAGAAGCAATAGTATGAAATATTCACATGCAAGTTTACTTATATTTATTGTATATTTATTTTTATGGTTTATTTTATTAATAATAGTATCTGTTAATAAGAAAGATGATAAACCTAAGTATAAGACTAAAAAAGAATATGCTTTTGTAGAGCCAACTGATTGGGCTAGTGATTTAACAATGAATGATACTAAGAAAGAGTTTCTGGAGTATTTAAATAAATGAAACCCATGCAGTTTCTATTCGTCAATAGTCTTACATGGGGATTTACCATAGGTTATATGATTGAGTAAGTGTGCTAATTCTAGCAGATATTACAGCAATTCAATTTCCCTTACGCAGAAAAAGACCTAAGCGGGTGCGCTCTGCAAGAACTCCTACACATTATAAGCGTCTCAGGTACTGTTGATACAAAGATATGAAAAAAGCTAATATGTTAACCAAAACCATCATAAATAGTAATAAATAGCTAATATGATGGCTAAAACAAACAAATTATGATTACAATAGTTAAAGGAAGCTATCTTCTTTTGTTAAGTTACAATCCGTGTGATGTGTTTACTTATTTCAATGTAAATGAAATGCATGGTTTATCTTTAGAAGAGTGTCAAGCGTACAACAATACTACAGATGATGCTTACATAGCAGGATGGAGTAACTTTATCCCTTGGAACATGGAATTAAGATATGTATTTATCAATCTATCTAGATGCGGTACAGACATTGAAACATTTGGTTTGATAATGCATGAGTTAATGCACCAGTCTTTTCACATGCATAAAGATGAAGAAGATATAATAACATGGGCTGAGTTAGAATCCTATGAAGTATTTAAACTTGTAAAAGAAAACTTATGACGGCAGTAGAATGGTTAGTTGAGCAAATTAAACAGAATGTACATAATTCATTTGAAGAATTTGAATTGTTAATTGAACAAGCCAAAGAAATGGAAAAGAAACAGATAATTGATGCAAGAATGACTGCACCACTATTGCCAAGCATTGAGAAATCAATATACTTAAATGAAGCAGAACAATATTACAACGAAACATTTAATAAAGAATTATGAAACAAATAAAAATAGGTAGTTATTGGCTAAGCGTAAGTGATATTACTTTTCGTCAATCCAATTATCCCAAAAGAATTATTAACCTTTAAATCAAAATAACATGACAGCAGTAGATTTTATAATCCAAAGATTAGCGAAAAATGGAATTTTGCATAGTTCTGATATAGCAGAAGCTAATGAGTTGTTTAAGAAACAAATAATAAAAGCGGTATATGATTCTATGGGAACAAACTTTGATCCTAATATGGGTAGAGCAGAATTGTATTATAATGAAACATATAAATCAGAATAAGATGGACAAAAGACAGATTGAAAAATACTTAGAAAGAAAGGGAATGAACCCAAAAGATAGACTTAAAAAGAATGGTGGTGGTCAGTATTTAGATAATTTTTTAATTGAGTTTGCTCAAGATATTAAAGAAAAAACTATCAATGATGCTGTAACTGAATTAAAAAGAATGAGATATTAATACTTTAAATCAGAATAAGATGACAGCAGTTGAGTGGATAGAAGAAACTATTGATAAAAAGCACATGGGTGCATTTTTAAAATCAATAATCGAACAAGCTAAAGAATTAGAGAAGCAACAGATAATTGATTCTTTTAATAAAGGATTTATAACCGACCAATGGGATAAAAGCAAAGAAAATAAAGCAGAACAATACTACAACGAAACCTTTAAATCAGAATAGTATGCCAGATATAGCAATGTGTGAGGGTAAAGGTTGCAATGTGAAAGAATCGTGTTATCGGTTCACAGCAACTCCTTCAGATTATTGGCAGTCATACGTGATGCCTGAAGTAAAAGATGGTAAGTGTGACTTATATTGGCCAACTGAATCTAGTGAAAAACTTGACAAAAGAAAAGAATAACACAAAGTGTGTTATACAAAATGTGTATCAATATCAACAAATAAATTAATTTTTTTTTTGATTTATTAAATTTTAATTATATCTTTACGATGTAAACAAATAACAAAATGAATAAAGTTAAAGGTATAAAAGACTTAATGTCTAATGGTAGATATAAACCATTACATTTAAGCGATGCGTTAAAAGCAAATGGTGTCCCTGGAAATTGGGATTGTTATCAGAATGTTTATAATTTAATCAATGGACATATAGTCCCAAAAGATGCTTATGTTTTAATAGTGATAGCAGAATTATTAAACTTAGATTTAAAATCAATAATCTATAGATACTCAAATAAATCTGAAGACTCTATTCAAATAGAACAAACAAGCAAGCCAATAGTTCTTTCTGAATTAAATTGGTAATAAGTAAGTAGTAACAATTAATTTTTTTTTATGAATTTAAAAGATTTATCAAGACCATTGGATATTTCCGATGTAGATTTTCGTGTACAATCCATAAACAATGGTGGATATGCAACAATCCTAGCGTACAAGGATGCTAGAGTAGATATGAATAGGCTAGATGAGGTATGCGGAATTGGATACTGGAAGAAAGACTATCGCTCAATAGACGGAAGACTATATTGTGGGGTAGCAATTTACAATGATGTTATCTCTGAGTGGATATGGAAATGGGATGTTGGTACAGAATCAATGACCGAGAAGGAGAAAGGTATGGCATCCGATGCATTTAAGCGTGCTTGTTTCAATATTGGAATTGGTCGTGAACTTTATGACTACCCAATCATTAGCGTAAAACTAAATGATAACGAGTATACTAAGGATGGTGGTAGACCTAAGCAAACATTCAATCTAAAGATAAGAGATTGGAGATGGTATTCAGAATTTACAGATGGAAGACTATCGTTTATTGCTGCTAAAGATGAATCAGGTAAGCTTAGATTTAAGTGGGGTGAAATGAAACCTAAAGTTGAAGAGCCAACATTTAAGCAGGCTGCAGCATCTCCAGTAACAGAAGTTGAAGTAATATCCGTAGAGCCAATAGCTGTAGCGACTGAAAGCGAAGAGGCTGATGTGTCAGGATTCTTAAAGAAACCAATAGATGCAGATCCGAATAGAGAGATTTTATCTATGGAGTATAAGGCTATATATGGAAAACTTCCTCATGGAAAGATGTCTTCAGAAAGAATATCAGAAGAGATTAAGAAATCAATTAATCTTATAGAAGATGAAGAGAAGAATGTTCCAGAAGCCGAAATGGAGGCTAATGGTAATGCTTATTCTTTGTTAGTAGAAGAGGCAAGAACTTATAAGAGTCCTGGTGATTTTGTTGGATGGGCTAAGGGTATAGCTGCAGAACTAATAGAAAATAATGAAGATACTGCTCTTATAGATAGCTTCAAGGCATTTTGTAATACTTACTACGCTGAATTAACTGAGAAGTAATGGATATATTTAAGAAAGAAGAAACACAATCAAAAGTATTAGTCTTGGAGAATATCTCTAAGGCTAATCTTAAGTCAATGGCAGATTCTATAATTGACAATGTTATGGAAGGTAATTCAGATGCTCTAAAGGAATACATAAAGGCAAAAGGAATTATAGAAATAGCAAATACAATAGTAGATGGTCTAAAGGAAATGGCTATCAGGGAAGCTGACAACTATGGAGGTGGCGAGAAAGTATTAGGATGTGAGATACAAACTAAATCCACAGCTACAACTTATTCATTCGACCACGATGAAGAGTGGAGTGTTCGTAATAATACGATAGAACAATTAAAAGAACAGCAAAAGCTTAGAGAGAAACAAATGCTTGATGCTATTAATTATTCTCAAGTAGTAAATGATGATGGAGAGGTAATACACCCTGCCATAGTAAAGAAACAAGGATCAACAACAATCGCAATACTAATACCAAAGAAATAATGGAAGAGAATAAAGATATAAGAGTAGATACTATCTGCTTACTAAGGGCTGTAATGAAAATATCATCTGCATTAAATGACATAGATGCTATTGCTTTGAATAAGAAGTACTATAAGTATAAATTTAAGAAGCTATCAAGCGAATGGGTTGACTCAATTATGACTCACACCTCAGAGTTAATGAAGTCATTAGCTGATGATGATTCAGATATGCTTATGGAAATATATAAATCAATGGAGGAAAGTTGTTCAAAGATTCATATAGAAAATGATGATAAAACTTCTATAATTTTATTCTATGTAAAGTTAAAGAGTTCTTTATGGGATATAGAACAGATGAAAGAGATGAGAAATACTTTCTATCCTATGTTTTTACATCAAATATCTGGAGAGGTAATCGAACAATTAAGAAAGCAGTACAATAGTATATTACTAATGACTGATGATGAGGGTAAAGGAGTTGATTATTTAGTTGATTATTATAACGACTTCGGTCAAAAAATTATGTTCTATGCGGAAGATTAGAGAGTATATATATGTCATGCTGTTGTATTTAATATACAATGGCTCTGACTAATTAGTGTTAACAAATAAATTTATACCATGAATAGACACAGAAATTTAACAAATGAAATAGACAGAATGTTTGGAGTCTTTGGGGACAATAAGATAAAAATAAAGCTATTAGAAGCTGCTGAGAAAGATTTATGTGCGTTGTTCCCAAGTCAAGAAGGAGAGTTGTCTCAGATTCTAATTATGTTCAATAGAATATTCAAGAAGAAGTCTAGATTAATGTCTAAGAATGTAATATCAAAATACAAACAGCTCTTAAAGTATTATGATTTAAATGATTTAGAATTGTCTATGAATAACGCATTGGTAGATGAGTTCCATTTAGAAAATGGATATAAATATTGTACGCTAGAATATTTTTCTAGATTAGATCAGATTGACAAGTGGGTTAACGTAAAGAAAGCAGAAAGCAAAGATTCATTTGTTCTTCCAACATTTAATATAAAAGAGTAGTTATGAGTGACATTAAGATGCGTTCTGAACAGCTAGTAATAAACGCAATACTCACAGATCCATCTTGTATACATAACATAATGTCGAAGGTATCCTATGATATGTTCCATGTTCCTGTTCATAAATTGATGTTTGAAACAATAACTAACATCTATCTAAAGCAAGAGCCTATAAATCTTATTACAGTATTTACTTCTTTAAATAAAAGCAGTTCAATTAATAAATCAGAATCATTAAATGAGCTAACTCGCATACAATCAATGTTTAACTTCACCGATAAACTTGAGGTTGGTGATGCTATGAATTTATTAATATCGGAATCTATAAGGCATGAACATATAGATTTTGCTACTAAGGTTGGTAAGATATCTAATTCAGATAGCTATGATCCATCTACGGTGATAGATTTAATGCAGTCTCATATACTAGATAATAAACTAAAATCAATTCTAAACAAAAAAGATTTTACGAATGAAGATTTATTAGATGAGTTAGATAAGAAGATGCTTGAGGCCTCTGAGAACAAGGGTATAAGCGGAATAAAGACTGGATATGAAAGATATGACAAGGTAACAAGTGGCATGCAGCCAACTAACTTTATAATTATAGCTGCAAGGCCTGCGATGGGTAAGACTCAATATGCTCTTGGAATAATGAGAAACGCTAGCGTGAATGATAATAAGAAAGGTTTATTTATATCGTGTGAAATGGATGAGGTTCAAGTAATGAAAAGAATCATAGCGGTAGATAGCGGAATACCTGGATATTCATTTAAGCGTGGTAATTTAACACCAAGCGAGAGGCATAGATACGAATACTCTAGGAAAAGAATAATTGATTCTAAGCTAAAGATTGTTGCTGGCTCATTTACTATTTCAGATGTATTATCATTGGTTTATAAAATGAAGAACTCAGAAGGACTTGACTATGTTGTTATAGACTACATACAAAAGATAACATCTCCTGGCACTCAGAATAGAACGAATGAAGTAGGTGATGTATCTAGGAAGCTTAAGGACATGGCAAATGATTTAAAGATTCCCGTCATAGCATTGGCACAATTATCAAGGGCGGTAGAACATCGTGTCGATAAAAAGCCTATGCTTAGTGACTTGAGAGAGTCAGGTGATATTGAACAAGACGCAGACATAGTTATGTTCCTCTACAGATCTGGCTATTACATGACTCCTGAAGAGAAGATGAGCAATCCACTAGCTGAAGATGGTTATGCTATAATAGCTAAACATCGTGATGGAGATTTAGAAGACATACAACTGAAGTTTGATTCAAATATCCCAGCATGGAAGAATCCATTTCAGAAAGATGATTACATAAAAGAGTACGTACAAACTAAGATTGAGCCAAATACTGATTTTGATTATCAGGGATCTCAACCATTTTAAAAATTGATTATGAATGTATTAAGTTTATTCGATGGAATATCTGCAGGGCAAGTAGCTTTACAAAGAGCAGGAATCGCAGTAGAGAATTATTATGCAAGTGAGATAGATAAATATGCCGTTCAGATAACTCAAAAAAATCATCCCAATACAATTCAGTTAGGAGACATAACTAAATGGAGAGAATGGGACATTGATTGGAGTAGTATTGATATGGTAATTGGAGGTAGTCCTTGTCAGGGATTTAGCTTTGCTGGTAAACAATTAAACTTTGAAGATCCACGAAGCAAATTGTTTTTTGATTACTTAGATATTTGTAATCATGTAGCAGACCACAATCCAAAAATGAAATTCTTACTTGAGAATGTTAGAATGAAACAAGAATATCAAGATGTTATATCCGAATTTCTTGGAATATCTCCTATGTTCATGAATTCATCCCTAGTATCTGCTCAAAATAGACCAAGATTATATTGGACTAATATAAATGATGTAAGCGTACCTGAAAATAAAGATATAATGTTAATAGATATTATAGAAGGTAATAAAGTTGATGATAAATATATGTTGTCAAAGGAGGCTATAGATTACATGAGCAGATTAAGAAATGGAAAACCAAGATGGGAATACCACAAGAATCCATTAAACGGAAAGGCAGCTTGTCTAACTGCTAATATGTATAAAGGAGTTCCTTACGGTGTGATTACTATAGCTAATGACATAAATCTATTAATAGTTAATGAGGCTACTAAAAAAGGCTTTATAAATGTATTTCCTGGTGATGGAGTTGATTTAACATTCCCAAGTTCAAAGACAAGAAGAGGTAGGTTAATGGAAGATAAAAGCAATTGCCTTACAGCTACAACTTATGATTATTGTTTTTGGGATGGACACGTTATTAGAAAGCTAACACCTATAGAATGCGAAAGATTACAAACATTTCCTGATAATTATACCGAAGGAATTAGCAATTCTCAGAGATATAAATCTTTAGGAAATGGATGGACTGTAGATATGATTGCTCATATTTTTTCACATATTAATAATAAAAAATAAATTATATGTTTGAACAAATGAAGAAGTCAAAGGATAAAGTTTCTTATCTATTAAGAAATCATCCTAAATTAAGAGATAGCGACTATAAATTAATTGCTACCTATTGGCACAAAGAAATAGGAGAAGACATCTCATCTATGTCTGCATTTGATTTACTTAAAAAAATAGCAGAAGGAAAGCTAACTAGTTCAGAATCAATAAGAAGGGTAAGACAAAAGATTCAAGAAGATAATCCTGAATTGCGTGGAGAAGTATGGCTGAATAAGCAATTAAAAAGCGAAGAGGTTAGAGAAAACATAAAGCATTTATAATGATAGGAGTATTAATAGACAAAGGATCTTGGTTTGTTAGGTATGTAGACTCAAAACAAAATATAAATGACATACCATTATACCATGAGCAGGCAATGATACTAGATAAATCAAAAGAAAACACATTCGTTTCATTTGAAAAGATATGGGTTAAGAATAAGCTTTGGGTTGCCTTAATAAAATTTATTGACGAAGAAAAAATGAACGAATGAATATAAATTATAACGAAAGAATAGAATTATTAAAAGATAAGCTTCACGTATTAGAACAATGTAATAGATTGTACAATTATTTTTATCCAATTAAAAAATCTAAAAATAGCTATGTCGTTGAGATGAGAAGATTAGTTGGTCAGCAATTATATGACATAGGAATGTCAAAAGTAGATATATCAGGAATATTTGGGAAAGACCATTCTACAGTAGTTCATTTGCTAGGCATAGAAAGTAGTATAGATGTTCAAAAAGAAGTGGCTGATAAATATAAACTATGGATTGAGTTAGGTTTATATCCAGATTCTATATTTGTTTTAGAAGTTTCTGATATACATTTTAATGGACATAAGCATACTTTAGATTATATTTTAACTGACGAACTAACTTATGACAAAAACAGTAAAGAAAAGTATATGTCTAGATCTATAAGTAAATACTTTAAGGATAGAATGATGAATTTAATTTCATCAGAAGATTATACCTCATCTAGAGCTTCTCTTAATGATGCGTTTATTAATAAGGTTAAGTTTTCTCATCCTGATAACTATAAGTTAATAGAAGAGAAAGAAAGTGCATACAAAGAAAATATGCTGATTATAAATAGTAAAAATATTATTAATTATGATAGACATATTTGATGAAAAACCTCAACCTAGATTATACATAGCTGATTTATATATAAAAGCTATAACAAGAAAGAAAACTAAGAAGCAAGTTCTAACAAGTACTAGGGATTTAGTCATCCCAAATACATCAATAGTATTATTAGATAACAAGTTTCCAACGAAAAAATCAGAAAATATATTCTTCAAAAAGATATTTGATAAGTATATAGATAAGGGAGACATAAACAATGTTTCCTTTAAGATAGAAAGAATGGAAAATATAAAATTATCATCCAATTTATCTTATAAATTTAATTATAACGAACATTAATAGTAACATTTTTTTTGTATATTTGTTATATTATTTAAATAAACACCATGGAAAAACAATTATTACAAGTCTTAGAGTTTCAAAAGGCATTCAATGTAGAAATTCCTACTACTCCTAAGATGTTAAGAAAGACCAGAGCTAAACTTAGACAATCCTTATTGGAAGAAGAAGTTAAAGAGTTGCTTGAGGCAAAGAATATTATAGACGTAGCTGATGCTATAGTAGATATTCTTTACATAACTTATGGAACGGCTCATGAGTACGGTATCGCTGATAGATTAATTCTTCTATTCGATGAGATTCATAAGTCAAACATGACTAAGGTTGGCCCTGATGGGAAAGCATTATTCAGAAGAGATGGTAAAGTATTAAAGCCAGAGACTTATACAGAGCCAAACTTAAGACCTATTCTTGAGCGTGACTTTTCAATATACAAGTCAAGTGATTTAGCTAAGGAACTTGCTGAAATAGAATCTAATATTGTAAATGGAATTATTCATAATACAATAAAAAAGAATCTATCATTTTTTGACAGAATATTATTCTCTATTTATAATAAGTTAGAATCTATTCTTGAGAAGAAAGTTCAAGTTGAATTTCCAAAGGTAATTGTGTACGGAAAAGAACATGTTATCAAAGGGTAGGAAATATGGCAATAAAAAAATAGAGCATGATGGAGTTAAATTTGACTCCAAGCTTGAGTTCTATTGCTATAATTTATTGAATTCCCTTGAGTTTAAATTTGAATTTCAACAAAAGTTAGTTCTTATTGACAAGTTCAAATACAATACAGAGTCTATTAGAGCCATAACGATGATAATAGACTTCGTATTATCTCATGGAGATACAATTATATACATTGATACAAAAGGATTCGCTACAGAGGTATCTAAAATAAAGTATAAGATGCTAAAGAATCATTTAAAGAATGAAATTAACACAAGAGTTATATGGCTTCACTCACAAAAAGAAGTCAATGAATTTTTAAACAATCTAAAAAACAATAAAGATGTCAACAATTAACAAAGTAATTCTATTAGGTAACGTAGGTTCAGTAGATGTAAAAGAATTTGATGGTGGTAAAAAGCTAGTTCAAGTATCATTAGCAACTTCTGAAAGTTATAAAAAAGGAGATGAGTACGTAAACAAGACAGAGTGGCATAGATGTATATTCGCTATACCTAATTTGGCTGATAGAGCTGTAAATATTAAGAAGGGTGATAAGATATATGTAGAAGGAAGTGTATCAACAAACTCTTGGACTTCAAAAGAAGGAGAAAAGAAAGAGAATAAAGAGATTTCTTGCATTATGTTTAAGACTTTTCAGAAAGCTGATTCATCAAAAGAAGATTTGTCTAATGCATCTATTCCTCAAGGATCTTTAGTAGATGATATTATATTTTAAAATAAGTTACACTAAGCAGGTTACTGTAAACAAAACTACGGCTGCATTGAGTTGTGGCTGTATATTTGTCCAGTTTTTTTTATAATAAACGGGACATAACATTTTGTAGATAAGCGAAGGCAAAGATTTATAAACAAAAATTTTAACTTAAAAACAAATATAATTATGAAAACGAAAACATCAATTTACCACCGCACCTTTGCTTTTGCTTATGCGCTGTTAGTAGCTGTTATTTTTTGCGGTTGTGAGCCGATAAATAATGAGCAACAAAAGAAAGTAGAAGCAACAGAATTAAACGATTATTCTGTAAGCAATGAAGGTGTACAAATATTAACTATTGATAGTTGCGAATATGTTTGGTGTAAAAATGGTCATGGTGCAGGATTAACACATAAGGGGAACTGTAAATTTTGTGCAGAACGTAGCAAGAAATAATTGCTACTAACATCCGTATAGGCGCACGTTTCAATGGCGTTTATACCTTGTTATGAAAATTATAATCCGCCAAAATCATAATTATTTTATAATTTTGGCACAGTATAAAATAGTGAGGTGGCGTAATGAGGCGAGGTTGCCAAGTCCTATATGGTTGCTTTACGGTTCGAGTCCGCCCTCACTACTAATTATTAATAATAAGACTAAGTAGCGTAAGTGGGAATGAATACCACCTTGGGTAACGTGTTTGCTAGAATAGTATTCTTTAAATAGGCAGATAGATGAGAGTTCGAATCTCTCCTTAGTCACTAAATTTAAAATTATGAATGAATACACATTGCAATTATCCGCAGAGGATATAGGAGAAATTATAACTATAATTAGAGTTCAACATCTTAAGATGCACGCTGAACCTTTCGCTAGAAAGATAGGTATAAAAGAAAAGTTGTTATTAACTGTTGAAGAAGGAAGAGGCCCACATGGATTGCTAGTCCTTAAAAAGATTGATAGCGCATTTCATAACATAAAAGTATCTGTTAATATAGGTATATTATGAGATCAATAATAATGAAGAGACACGTATCCTTATTTAGAATGATTATAAATAAGAGATATATCCGAAGAAATAATTTAAGTAAGAGAATAAATAATGAAGAAGGAGATTAATCTTTTTATTTAAAAAATTGATGCTTCTTATCTGCTCTATTCTTTGATTGAGATTGGCTTTTTGTATTTGTGCTGCTAGTATGAGCCACATCCATACCATCCTTATTGCCATGAGTTCCATTCTTTCTATTTATAGCTTGTAATATAGCACGATACTTTCTTCTCGCTGGAGTTGAGTGATACCTTTTATTGTATACGTCTCTCTTCTTTGCTGCTTTAGGATTCTCGTGATAGTATTTAGCTGTCTTGCTTTGACCTTTCTGAGTTCCTGCTAGTGTATTTCTTGCCATATTACTTAGTTGGTCTAAATGTTTTTCTATAGTCCTCTAATCTATTCAACCATCCTTTAAGAAATTTAGAATTCTTAGTTCCAGGTCTTCCTATATATTTAAAGAATCTTTCTCTCTCCGCAAGTAATGCATCGAATAATACTTGTGCGTTTATAAGATTAGCTGCTGCAATAGTTTTGTTTCCTAACGCTCCGTCTTTATCAATATCAACTCCACAATTAATAATCGCTTGTTGTAAGGAAGTTACAGCTTGTTTCTTGCCTGATCCCCATGCCATTCCTGTCGTAAATATAGCAACATTTTGCGACAAAAATTCATCTGCTCTTACTGAGTTCCAGTATAAAGTTTTGAATACATTGAACCAATCTTCGTTAGACATGTTAAAGAATCTAGCATCTTTATCTTTACCGTAGAATTCCTTCCATACAGCATAAGTTATTCCAATGTTAGTATGGTATCCACCTAAACCTTTAAATGGCGTAGGACAAGGAAATTTAGATGCTGAGTCAGCCTTATCTCTAGAGAGTCCACCTTCCCATTTCTTCGTAAATGTAATATACTTATCTATCAATTCCATATCTTAGTTTTTAATGTCTTTGTAAGTGTCTGATACTTTAGTTATTGTTGTTCTAATCTTTCTAACAATACTAAATGTACTTTTTAAAATGTTATTACCACTAATATCGAACCAATTTTCATTGATACTAGATAATTCCATAAGACCAAATATACACAATAACATATTAGTAAACAAAGCTGGTGTAGGTATTACAAAAGAATAACCTAATGCGCTTAGTAGGCTAGAACTAAATGGGGTTAATGCATAGAAGTCTAATGGAAATAAAGCTCCTGCAAGTATATAATATCCTGCTGCTTTAAAAATATATCCTCGTCTAAGCATTTTAGATTTAAATACATCTCTGAATTTTTTATCTTCTACACACGCTATCTTTTTTAAAGCTATTAACTTCACGATTGTATCTAGGAATATAATACTCATTAAAATAATTGTACAAAGCTCTATCGGAGCAAAAAATGAGAATATTGACAAAGCTATAAGTATTAAATTCGTTTTCATATTAATTAATTATCTAAATGGTTTTGGTATCAATAATTTAACTCCATTAATAAATAAAAATAGAGCACCAACTACAGATAGAAATATCATCCACCAAGGATAATTTCTGTTTTCTTCTTTTATTTGAGTTCTATTTGTTTTTCCTTCTTCTTTAGAATCTATTTTATTATTCTTTACAACTGCTTTTAAGGAGTCAGAATACATTCCTGCCATTATCTTTAAAGAGTCTTTGAATCTTCTATTATCAAACCTTGTCATCCACCTTGTTTCTACAGTAGCTTTAGGACAATTACAAGGTATATTTTTGACAACATATATAAGGGAGTCTTTTCCGTCAACTCCCTTAGTATGTATAGTGTCTATTTTTGGTACATAGATTGTATCACACGTAATAACTCCACCTTTAGTATAGAACTTATCTAAATGATATTTGGCATCGTGACAGCCAGATAGCATGTATAGCATTACTATGCTAATAATAGTAGCAAAGAATAAAGTTATTATATGTCTTACATCTATGTTCATAATTATAAGAATATATTACCTTGACTATCTTCTACAGCAGTAATTGCTTGAGTAAGATTTGCATTATATGCACCACCACCTAAATAAGTATTTCCTCTTAGTCTAATTGCTTGAGCAACAGCATCATTAAAGAAATATGGAGCAGTTGCATTAGCCAAAATAAAAGTGCAATTTAAAATAGTATTAGGAAAAAATCCTCCATTACCACGCATACCATATCCAGCAGCATTATTCCACTCATTTATTGCAATTACATTATAAAGTTGAGGGTTTCCGTTTGTATTCCACATAGCAATTCCACTTGTAGTTTGGGCAGTTGAATTATAAGTTATACCATAACCCATTCTTATTCCATAAGAAGATGAACTAATTCCAACACAATTTGACATAGCTGAGTAATTCTGTATACCAGCACCACTTACTGAAATACCACTACAATTTGTCCCTCTCCCATATCCTTGTTGTGTAAAACCAGTTCCAGTATTTGATCTTCCAGTTGAGTTAGTTGTATTTCCATAACTATTAATTCCATCTCCAGTATTTGATACACCAGTACAATTACTTATAGTTGCATAATACCCCCCATATACACCAATTCCAGAATCAGAATACCCATAAGAATTATTAATAATTCCAGCAGCGTGTACTCTTATAGCATATCCAGATGTACTATATGCAGTAATATTTGTACCTAAACTACCAGTTCCATAACATCCAAAAGATCCGTATGCCGTATCTGCTATACAAGTTGCATTTATAAATTCAAGCCCAGAAGTTGTTGTTATTGCACAACCAAAAGTAGAACTATTTTTAAATGTTGATCCAGAACAATCAAGTATACCATTTCCAGAAACAGAAGCTATAAAAGCATTATCAGATACTTGTCCAGTGCTTCCAGATCTTACTCCGTATAAATTTAAAATACTAATTCTTATTCCAGTAGTAGTTGGAGTTACAAATGCATTTAATAAACCACTGTTATTAAGTGTATAAGTATATCCATTTCCATTGATGTTTACTCCATCTTTTAAAGTTATACTTACCGCACCTGTTTCTGTGTAATTAGCAAACATCTCAATCACCTGACCACTAGTAGCAGCTGTCATAGCTAAAGTAAGAGTTGTGTAGTAAGTATATACTCCACTTGTATTTGATATACCAAAGATACCTGCTGCGCTACCTCCTGCTGCAAATATTTCTAATACTGTACCTGAAGCATTCTTAAAATGTACAAGTTTGTCAGCCTTATCATAAAAATAAGTTGAGTTAGCAACAGAAGGCCAATCAGCACTTGTATCTGTGGTAAATGTATAATTTATTGCGCCTGCTGGTGCGCCTAATACTGCTGTAACTGCCATTTTATTTTAATTTAATAAGTTCTACAAATGCATCAAAATCTGCTTTCTGTTCTACAGTCATATCTACATAGTCAAGTTCTGTAAATGATTTAGGAATACTATTTTCAATTCCATAAAACTTCATGATTCTTGGAATAGGATTGTAGATATTCACAGACAACAACTCTTGTGTATCTGAAAATGCTTCCATAAAGAAGTCATACTCTGGTGTCAAAGGATAAATTTCTTTAGTGTTTGTTAATTCATCATAAGCATAGATCTCTAAGCCCATAATGTCAATCTTTGTAACTGATTCCATTTTTGTTTATTTTATTTATTATAAGTAAATATTTCCTTGGTTGTCTTCTGTTGTTGTAAGTGCTTGAGTAATATTAGTACCAAATGCTGCTCCTCCTCTATATGTGTTACCTCTCATTGAAACTGGATTAGCACCACTATTCGCTAAATAAGGTGCAGAAGCATTTACTAAAACAAATGTACAATTACTAATTACACTTGGAAAGTTTCCAGCACCATTTCCAATTAATCCCGTACCAGAAGCATTATTCCACTCACTAATTATAGTTGAATTATAAAGTTGTGTAGTTCCATTTGTATTAAAAACAGAATAATTACTTGATGATTTTGCTGTTTGATTATAGTATGTAGCATATTGAATTCTACATCCATTACCCGAAGAACTAATTCCAGTACAATTTATACCACCAGATGATAGTTCAAGACCAGTTCCACTTACTGATATACCCGTGCAGTTTGTAAAATTATTAACATAGCCTCCATAAAATCCATGTCCAGAAGTAGATCTTCCTATACAATTAGTAGCTGAAACATAAGCAGTAAATCCAGCACTACTTACTGATGTACCAATACAATTATTTTGATGCCCCGCTAATCCAACAATACCCACTCCAGTATTTGCATTACCAATACAATTTTGAAGTTTTCCTCCATTTTGACATTGGATTGCAGTACCAGCACCAGTAGCATAAGCAGTACAATTATTAAATGTTGCATTAGATTCTATCATTATTGTAGATCTATCACTTGATGCGTATGCAATTAAATTATTTATTTCAACTGTACCTGCTGTATATACAGCGCATCCAGTTCCTAAATTAGTAAATACAGATCCAGTAAAGTTTATTGTTCCAGTTGAACTTCCTCCAAAAAGAAAAACTAAACCTTCTACCGCTGAAGTAGAAGTATTACCTTTTCTTATTACAAATAAATTAATTATATTACAAGAAGTATTGACAGATCCTGTAGTAACAAATGTATTTGTTGTTCCTGTATTATTTAAAGTATAGGTATGCCCATTTCCATTAATATTTACACCATCTTTTAAAGTAATAGTTACCGCACCAGTCTCAATTACATCTGTAAACATTTCAATAGTATTACCACTTACTGCAGCAGCTAATGCCAATGTTAATGTTGCATAGTAGGTATAAACACCAGAAGTGTTTGCAATTCCAAAGACTCCACTTGCTCCACCACTTGCAGAGAAAATCTCTAATACTGCTCCAGTAGAATCCTTAAATCTTACTAACTTGTCTGCCTTATTATAGAAGTATGTACTATTAGCAACAGAAGCAAAATCTGCACTGGTGTCAGTAATGAATGTGTAATTTATTGCTCCAGCCATGCTGGTTGTAACTGCTGTAACCGCCATATTATTTTATTTTATAGTTTTATGTTTCCTTGATTATCTTCTGTATTAACCAAAGTCTGAGTTACAAAAGAACTGATTGGTGTTGTTGCTCCTAAATATGAATTGTGAGAATAGCCTATTGTTGCGGCAACTCCTCCACTATTAATACAGTTTGCAGAAGCATTTGTAGTTCTTAAGAATACATTATTCAAGACAGATCCACTTCCAGAACTCCATTGAACAAATGCGTGACCAGCAGCATTATCCCACTTTGAATAAGCTACTCCTCTATATAACTTTAATCCTACATATCCAAAAACTGCAACATTTGATGTTGACTCGTGCGTACAATCATAATGTTCTGCACCAGTACCACCTCCAGCACCATAATTAGATGATGAAATAAATCTGCATTGATAAGCTAAATATGCATTTCCATTTATTCCAAATCCAGAAGTAGAAATACCAGTACATTGATTTAATTCTGCTCCAGAAGCAGTATTTATTGCATTACCACTTATTGATATGCCTATTGAATTAAAGCATTTACTTGAACCTACATTTAATCCAAATCCAGAAGCACTTTTTCCAAAACAATTATAAATACTTGCAATAGCAAAACTATTAGATATTCCATCTCCAGAAGTACCCGCTATTCCAGTACAATTTGTTGCAGTACCAGAATATACAGTTAAGCCGTATGAGTTTGTACTTTCAAAATAACTATTATATACGTTCCCAGTTGAAAAAATAACCCCTTGAGAACTATTTGTTGCAATAGCAGATGCCCCATATAAATTTCCCTCATTTCTAATACAACTTCCATTAGTATTTTTAAAAAATACACTGCCGCAATTTATAACAGATGTAGTAGCTGTAATAGAAAGACATAAGTTATTAGTATTTGATGGATTTGTGCCAAGTGTTCTGACTATTTTAATGTTATATATTTCACAAGTTACTGCTACTGTATTATCTATTAAAGCATTAGATGTACCAGTATTACTTAAAGTATATGTATGACCATTACCATTTATATTTACTCCATTCTTTAAAGTAACTGTTACTGCTCCCGTTTCAGTAACATCTGCAAACATTTCTATAACTTGTCCACTTGTTGCTGCTGCCATAGCAAGAGTTAAGGTAGCATAGTATGTGTATACTCCAGCTGCATTAGATATACCGAAGACTCCTGAAGCAGAAGAACCTCCACCTGATGATTGTATTTGAATTAGTGTACTCATTAGAAAGTTTTATTTAAAACAAAGTTTTGTGATTGTATTGAGTTAGCAATATTTGCTAATCCCCATTGTGCCGTTATTGTAAGCGAATTAGTAATAGTAGTATCAAATGTAGTATTGGATACTAAAGCAAAATTAACACCGTCAAGTTGGGTATTGGCATTTTGATTATAAGAATATTGACCATTTACAAATAACTCAGCTACTCCTGCTGCACCAATTTTAGTTATCGTAAAATCTGATACTAACTCAAAGTGTTTATCAGTAGTAATTTTCATTTGAAATACTCCTAAGTCACCTATTACAATTCCATTAGATTTAATCCTAACGTGTATTGTCTCATTGTTTGCACAAGATAAATGACCGCACATCTTAACAGTAAAGCTGTCTCCAACCTTAAAAGCATTTGCAGGAACACTTAATGTACCTACCCCTGTGCCTATTAAAGAAGTCTCTACATCAGTATTAGCAATAGGAGTACCTAACGCAGTTTGTGCATATAGTCCATAGGTATAACCATAAGGGTTAATTCCATATCTATCTATATGTATCTGCGTAGACATTATTTATTATACGTTATAAATGATAACTAATTCAGTTCCAGTGCCGTTATAAGCAATAGTTCCTGCTGCATAGAAGTTGTTTAAAGCTCCAGCATCAAAGTTTAATGTTTCACCTGGCTTAATTGTACCGCCTAAGAATGTTCCATTTGCAGCACCTACGTTAGATACAGATATGCTATATACAACTGGAGCAATAGTTCCTGATGTAGTAACTCTGATTAATACTGGTACTCTAGTGTTAGCATTTATTAATTCAAATGAATTATTAATCCAAGTATGTAAATCTTGTACAGCTAGTTTTGCTCCAACTTCAGTATTTGCATATTGAGCAGCACTAGTAGATGATCCAGTATCAAGTAACTTAACCTTTAATGGGTTGTCACTATCATCCGTAATAAAATTGATTAGTAAAAAATAATTACCAATTACATCTTTAGTCCATGAAACTGATTTTATAGAACTATATAAATAGTATTCAGGATTTGTATTAGCTCCTAATTCTCTAGTTAAAGTCAGTTGGTTTCCACCATCGTATATTCTTATCATAATTTTATTTATTTCAATTTATTAAAAACTTCTAGCCTCCATTGAGCCACCAAGAACAAGTATGCTATAAGGATTAGGTACTGATGTTTGATTAGCTATCCATAAAGATATTTGATCACCAGTATTAAGTCCGCTAACTTGTGCGTTCACACAGAATGATCCGATATTATCAGCAGGAGTTCCACCAACAATTCTAACTACTCTAGTAGAATAAGGAACGACAACTCCATTAACTCTAAGTTCATAACCAACCCAAGCAGGCCAATCAGTACCACCATCAAGTACAAATTCAGATGTTACTATATAGTTACCAGCGTTAACAACAGTTAAAGTGATAGGAGTTATTTGTGATGTTACACCATCTGCGATTGTAAATGGAGTCCCAGTATATGGAAAGCCACCTGGCTGATTAATAGACAATTGAATAGGCATTGACTTAAACAATACGCTATCGTCACTTGCTATTGCACATAAAGTATCAATTATAGCATTCATAACTTGTTGAATACCATAAGTTCCAGCAGGAAGACCTAAGCAATTAGTAGATAATAAATCAATATTAAGACTTAAATTATTCACACTATTAAGTACAAACAATTCTAATAATGCTAGAACATCATTCAAGTCAGCTCCAACGGGAACATTTATAGAGCTTAATACTCCATCAAATAATGTTATATCAGAAGTTTTACTTGGGCAGTTATCAGAACATCCACAACTTGTAAAACTATTATTATTACCACAACTACTACAGCTCATATTTTAACAATTACAATTATCAGTTAATTGGCCTATCAAGCATCTTTCTTCGTCTTGTGTATACAATCCATAAGGAAGACATTCTAGTGCCTCTATAATCAAAGATTTGGCAAATATGGTATCCCAACTAACGTCACAAGAACCAATTCCAAATATTTCAAAGTTTTTTATTGCAGCTACTTCTTTAGCTAGAATACTTTTTTGTTTCTTAAGTAAATTTCCGTATTTACATGGAAATACCTCGTCACAAATAGGAATATCTACGACATTATCGCCAGGTACTCCATCTATAATGTATGAGTTACTACCTTCCACAGCAACAGATTTTTTTCAATGTATCAATATTCTTTTGTACTGAATCCCAATCATTTGCACAAGTACTAAACTCTAGCGATTGTAAGATAACTTTAAACTTCATTGAGTCAACAAAGTCTTTATTGTCAGCAATAGATTTACAAGGAGAAGCGTCTACTCCGCAAAATGCTTCTTTAACCATCTTCTTGAAACATTTAAGAAGCGAAATACATAGAACAACAATCCTTTCCGAAGAGCAGTATCTAGTTTTCTCGCAGTCTGTGTCACAAGTATACTCAGTCCAATAAGGAGCAGAAGAGGTAAGCGAAGGATCAGCCCCAGTACTTGAAGTATTGATTTTATAAAGTTTTCCATTTCTTCTAACTATATGTTGTAAAAATGATTCATAAAGAACATCTGATTGCCAATCAGGATATGTACATATTTGAATCTTATAAATTCCATCTACATCATTTGCTGTAAAAGCATACTGAAATGAGTTGCTTGAATTAAAGTGTGGAGGAATTATTACGTCAGAATCTGTAATATCAGATGTAGCAAGTACGTATGTAGTTCCATCAGGTCTTGTAATAGTAATTGTTCTGCTAGTAAAGAATTCAGGATTATGTCCTGGCATTCCATTATCGTAAAAAGAATTATCAGAAAAGAATATCTTCTTACAATCGCAACTAGTTTCTAAGTTAGAACATCCATCAGTAGCTAATGAAGCATAGAATGGAGGCATTACTGGGCAAGTATTGATTTCTTCTAAGAATCTGTAATCATAATCATAAGAGAAGAATGAAAACTCATCGTTAAATTGAGCAATTTGGTTAGGAGATGTATTAGCTTGTAGTACACCATCTATGTATACAGCTACTGTCTCACCATTAAATACAAATCTTATTACCCTTTCGGATAATAACATATTATCTTCACCATTAAATAATTGTTCAGTAAATGTAAACTCAAAGTCATCATCGTAATATTTCTCTAAAGAGATATTATCTAGTCTATCAAAACCATCTGATACCCACCAAAAAGCATTAGACTTACTAACATTAACATTTATATCATGAATATTTACAATGGATTCTACAAATTCATAGAAGTTATTGTAATTATTTCCAGTATCAGTAAGTGAAGCCTCAATATATACTCCATTTGCTACGTTGTTAGTATATAAGTACTCATTACCAACTGTATAGTTTGGATATTTAGTATATACTAAGCTAGAATAAGATAAAGACAATACAGCAGGAGCAGAAAGAGCTTCTACACCATTCATTTTCATTGAAGTGATAGTATGTACAGAATCTATACCATTAGGATACCCTAAAGCTGGAAACGATGCCATACTAGGATGAACAAATCTCGCTTGTACGTTTTTTCTTACCTTATATGATTTCTTATCATCGTTATCAAATCGTACAATCAACCCATTATATGGATATAATACAGATTCATTAACGCTTGGTATAGTAGGATATAACCTATTACATTTTTCTAAATCATGTGTCTTAACTGTAGTCATACTTTTATACTTGTTACAAATTTAATGTTTTATTCAATATAGTTTTTTTAGTTATATGTTTTGTAAACTTTCTGCTTTTCACCAGTTGGATAAGCTTCTATAACTTTCGCAGGCTTAGTAGGAAGTTTAACTTCATTGATTTTGTACCCTTGTTCTTCATCAATGATATAATCTTCTCCTCCACTAAATATTTTATATAAATAATCTACTTTATTTCTTTCTTTAGACATTTGAAAGTAATCTTCTTCGTAATTCATCAAAGCATCATTAAGTCCTTTATCTCCTTTGATGTATTGAGTCATATTGCTAATTAAATCATCTATATTTTTAAATCCAATTGCCTTAGAAATATCTCTAGCCTCTGCATCGGTTAGTTTATTCCAAAATATTTGATTATTATATTCTTCAAATAATTTTGCTACAACTTCAGGATCAAATTGATTAATGTATTCACCACCAACATTTCCAAATATATCTACCGCCCCAGCCTCTGAAGCAAATTCAAGTTGATCTTCTTTAGATAAATCTTCAAACTTTCTATAGCTAGCAGCTGGAACTATCGCTGGTAATGTTGCAAGTTTTTGAACAAAATTAACTACTGGAATATTATTTTTCCAAATATCACCTCTCATTGCATTTAATGTCCAGTCTCCTAAATGACCAATAGCTCCATAGCCTTGTAAATCAGAACCTATTTGATCCCAAACTATATCATGTCTGATTCTTTTATCTTCATCATCATCGCTTGACATCATCGCTCCTACTGCCCCAGATGCAACTACTGAGAATAATACAGATCCAAATGCGGAATAATATACTATATCAGTTATCGCCTGAACTTTTTCACGAGTAGTCAATGTAGTTCCAGAGTTTAATAATTTAACAGCATTTATAACCTTTTTAGCCATAGAAGCTTGTCCAGTTCTATATGTTCCAGCCATTCTCCATAATGGATCTCTTTGTATATTACTTGTTAAATCTACTCTAGTTGATTGTTGTGTTTTTTCCGTTTCTTCTACCCATCTTCTATAAGCATAATCAGCAGCTTCTTCTTTACTCATACCTTCAGATAGTCTTTGTCTATATGTAGCTAATGCAAAAGCACTACCGCCACCTGGGCCGTATGCAACAGCTAACATATCACCAACTATAATTGGAGACATCGCAGCTTGATTAGCTATAATCCATCCCTTTGCTGTCTTTGATTTTAAAGCTGCATCTATTACTTTTTTTGTCTCAACATCAATAGATCCACCTCTCATTCTATCTTTTCTATAATCACTATTCCATAATGATTTTACGAAATCCCACTCCTCTTTATTTGTTGGCACAGTTCCTCCCCATATTTGCCAAGGATCAACTCCATCAGCGATACCAGCTGTCCAATAGTGAGTAAATGAAGTAAACTGTTTAGCAATACTCGCTGGTTTAAATCCAAGAGTAGATAGCACACTAAAATTAAGTAATTGGCTGATACCTTTGCTATATGTAGTAGTTCCTGTTTTTGGAGTACTATTGCTAAGGATAACTGCCATGTGTTCTCTTAATTCATTGTACTTATCTAAGCCCATATTTGTTATTAAGTATGGTGCATTTGTAGTACTAAATAATTGATTAGTTTTTTTAGCTATTTCAAATAGATTTCTTGAATGCTCCATATTCTTTATATAATTAAGATATACGTTATGTGCATTCATATTTAAATCATATTGATCGTTAAATCTAGTTCTTTGCTTTAAGTTATTTGTAACCGCACTCATAGCATTTATTGTTCCGTCTTCATTTAATACCGAATCTATATCAATAAAATCTTCATCAAAGTTAGACGCATACTCTGGGTAGTATAACTTCTCAGGGAATGGCATATTATTAGCAGCTTCGTATATTGGCTCATAATCCACTTTGCTATCCTCATATTTCTGCATTAAGAAATCAGCATAATCCTTAAGGTCTTGATTTGCATCCATATACTTTTCAAGTGCAAGTACATCTACTCCAGATTTAGCTAATCTTTTTGGCCCATTTTCTACTCTTAATAAATTATAATAATTTACCATGTGTGAGTTTGTTATCTGATAAAATTCTCTCAATTTATTATTTACTGGATTATCTTTATCGGATATTGTGTCAGACAATCTACTTATGCCTTTTCTTTTAGAGCCAAATATTTCATTAAATCCAGCATAATATTCTCTTATCTTAACCGCTTGACCATGCAATATATCGTGCATAGCTTTAATTAATGGCCTTTCTATATTATCAGTAACATATTTCTTTACGGCATCACTCTTTGCCCAAGTGCCTTTTAATAGTGAATATATATCAGACATAGCATTAAGTGGATTCAATGCTCTAGCTACTCTTCTAAATACCTTAGCGTCTCTTCTTCTTACTGCTTCTCTAGTAAAAGCAATGTTTTCTGCTTCATATCCTTCAACATTAGAAAAATATGAATCAGGCAATCCTACTGTAGATGTGTTTTTATTTTTTGCACTAGGTGGTTTAAATGCTGCCATATCAGCCTTCTTATACAGTCTTCCTTGTATAATTACAGCTCCACCATTTTCAAGAAATTCAATTATTTCTTCTCTAGTATTTAAAATAACATCTGGAGTTTTAGCCAAACCTTTAAGTAGTGTTGCGTTTTCTACTTTCTTGGTATCTTCTTTTGCGTTATTAAATGTTTTAAAATCTGCTTTTCCAGTATCTATTATGTCCTCTATAATTTTCATTATAGCATCTAACTCTTCCTGAGTCTTTAATTCTAAATCATCTAAAGCTCCACTATTAATGAACTCCTTAAATTCTCTCTGAGATTCAACTGTAGTTTTACCTTTCCACTTATCGTTTACCTTAGTTAAGAATTCTCTTTTATTTTTTATTTTCTTTACAATATTTTTAGCTGTTAAAATTCTTTTAGCTTCAGCTTTATTCTCAATCATTTTATCAATTCTAGTAATAGCTGTATCTAATGCCTTAGCTGTTTCAGCTTTACTTATTGACTTCATTAATAAATCTGTTTGAGCTTTAGAGTAAAGTTCTTTTGGAAGATTTTCTTTAGCATAAGCTCTGATTTGCTCTTTCATCCCTTGAATGAATTTAACTGCGTCTTTAGCTCCTGCTTCTTTATTTTTTAACTGCTCTCTTAATACTTGACTATTAGTCATTGATACAGTAGGCTCTTCTTTAGCTGTTCCAGTTGCTTCGTCTACTTTTGCTTTAAACTCTTTAGCTGCATCTCTTTCTGCTTTGCTAATTCTCTTTTTAGGAAACTTTTCATTCATTCCCTTTTTATAATCTTCAAAAGCTTGAGTTCTCTGTTCTTTACCTAAATCTTTGTACCATTGAGATTCTTTAATTTTTTTAAATCCTTCAGTTATAGCCTTTGCAATACTTACTCCTGCGTCTACTGCTGTAGCTACTATTTCTAATGAGCCATTAAACGCTTCTTTAAATCCAGGTATAGCAGACATTGCCATTCCAGTTCCACTTATTTTACCAGCACGAATCCTATCACCTAAAGATTCAAATTTTTCTTCTATTTTAGATTCTTCTTTTGACTCTTTAGTAATATTTAACATATCACCAGCATTAGATCTATCTCTCAAGTAAGCATTTAACTCTCTTCTAGAATCAAATAAATCATCTTCAGATAATAAATTTCCTATATCATTAATAGTAATTTCATCTGCTAAATTATCTAATTCATAAGGTAAATTATTTACTTCTCCTTTTCTAGCTTCAGCAACTAAGTCAAGTATTTCAGACGCATAACTATCTGGAAATTTATTTCTAATTGAAGTTCTAAATGCATTTAATTCTTCATTAGTCATTGGTCTATCAATCCTATCCTGCCATGACTCTGCTTTCTCTTTTGGAGCTGCTTTTTCTGTTGACGATTCTGGTGCTTTAGATAATAAATCTTCTACAGCTTTTACTAGTTCAGGACTACTACCATTTGCTTTAGCTTTATGATAGGCTTCTGCTATTGATTTTTTATTATTAAATGATTCAGGCAATTTAGTTATTTCTGTTTCATTTTCTGAAACACTCTTTATAATAGAATCATCTATAACAATAAGTTCATTCCTTGATCTACTCGCAAAATCTTCACGTAGCAAAATAGCTTTTACACCTTTATCTTTTAGTACTTGCAATTGAGCGTCACTTAAAGTTTCCCCTCTATATGGTAAGTTGTTTTCTTTTAGATAATTTGTAAAATCATCTGTATTATCGAAATAAATTAATCCATCATTCTCAATAGAAGTATATATCTTGTCACCAGAATCTCTTCCAAATCTATCCATTGTACTCCAGTCTTCACTACTAAAATAAACACCAGGTATTGGTGAATCTATTGATGTTTCTTTAGGGTTAAATCCATTTTTCAATATTGATTTTTTATCTTTTGAATTTCTAGATAAATGAACTAAGTTTATTATTTTAGGAAGAAAAGATATTTTTGATGGTAATTTTACACTTTCTTTTTTATCACTTTGTTTTGCTATTTCTTTTATTTTTAAATCTCCTCCTGTAATTACAAATTTACCATCACCTGCATCTTCAAACTTAACTGAATCATAGGTAGCTGATTCCAACGCTTTAGCTGTACTATCTATTTCTTCTTGTGTAGGAGCAGCTACCTCTTCAGTAACTACTGCTTGTGGATTGTATTCAAATTTATTTTCACCAACTTTTTTAAAGCCATTTTTTTCATAAAAATTACCTAACCTTTCCAAGTTAGTATCAGAATCCAATTCATTTGTAGTATCTAAAACTATTTTCTTACCCGTTCTATCAGCTTCTGATTTTACTGTTTCAAGTACCTTTGTACCTATACCTTTACCACGATTTTCTTTTCCTACATAAACAGCAGTTAAATTTAAATCATCTCCTTTAGGAGTTAATAATACACTTGCATCAGGATTTTCTTCTGCTATCTTATTATTTACTTCTTGTGCTGTGGCATAATTTTCTTCTGGAGTTTTAGCTACCGCTTCTGCCATTGGAGCTTCTTCAGTTGCGACCACTGGTTTTACAGCAGCTAATTCAGCATCATACTTAGCATTGATTTTATCTCTTGCAGCTTTGAAACTTTCAGACTCAACCTCAACTACTCCATAAGCACCAACTACTGGTTCTTTAGATCTGTCAATTTTATATTTAGCCTCAAGTGCTGTTATCTCGTCTTGTCTTCGTTGTTCAATATCAACTTTCTTAGTGTCTACTTCTGTGGGTTCTTCTTGAACCACTCCACTAGGGCTAACCTCTTCTTTGCCTGCCCCAACGATAGGTTCGGTTTTGATAGGTTCTTTCCCTTTTGCGACTTCACCTGATACCCCTGTCTCGTTTTCTTGATCATTTACTACGGATTTATCTTCTAATTTATCTATTGCTTCTTTCTTTCCTTCTTTAGTCTTAACATATTCTGCGTATTCACTAACTGATCTCTCAGCAGAAGCTACGTCAGCTCCTATTTGAGCAAGTATTTTATCTAATCTAGCTTTCTTATCATCAGGTAATGCGAAGTATGCATCCTTACTACTGGTTGGCGATACTATTCCAAATGCAGAACCCATAACAAATGTTGACAATAAGAATTCTTCAACCTTATCAATAGATCCATATTGCTCCTCAATAGCAGACATCATTTCTTGAAAGTTATCAGTTTGGCTATATATACTAGCTAACTGAGAGCCAGTTTCGTCACCTATTTCCGCTACCCCTCTTGCTGAAATCTTTCCAGCACTTTTCATTATATCAATAGCATCGCTAGTCTTATTGCCAAATATTGACTTAACCCATTTATACGCCTCAGTCTTAGGTGCTCCAGCCATTATTCCAGTAAGAGATTCAGATAGAATACCACCAGCTAATCCATTAAACCAATTTAATTCTCCTTCTGTAGATCCGACTACAGATCCACCAATCTCAAATTTAATACCTTGCTCAATACCAGCTTTAGATACTGGCAACAAGAATCTACCTAATTTTGTAGTTGATAAAGTAGCATCATATATATTTTCAGCTTTATTTAGGGTAGTTAATACCTTGCTAGTACCTTGAACTCCAACTAATAATTTCTCTAATCCAACTCCTAATTTTAAAATTCCAGGCCCTACCCCTCCAGTAAGCACAAGTGGAGTAATAATACCAACTGTAGAACCGCCCATTTTACCAAGATTCTCACGACTCATAAAATCAACAGCAGCTCTTTCCTCCATTCTTTGAATTGTAGCCTTATCAACATATCCATCAGGATCAAATCCTTGATTAGTCAATTCAGAAATCATTGTATTATTCATCTCAGACTTAGCAAAATATCCATCTGCCTTAGCTGTTTTTGGAGTTAATGTTTGAGCAATACCATTCATAAATGACTCAAAAAATCCAGTTGACTCATTTGTAAACCCAGTATCATTATTATAATACAATGTAGACATTTGATTTAGAGTACCTACATTTTGAAGGTATGTCTTCTCTACGTCTGATAATTTATAAAATCCATCCCAGTCAAATAAATCTTTAAATCTTCTATTAACAGATTGAAAATATCCATCGTCTAGATTATTATCTTTTGCTAATTTATTATTATCTGCTTGTAGTTGCTCATAATAAAAATCAAATCTTTGCTTAGGAGTTATATCTGAAGGTATAGCATTAAATATATTTTCTGCCATTGGAGACATATTAGTAGATACTGCCTGAACCAATTTTTTAGGTTGAGTTAAAAATACAGTAGACTTAGAAATTTCTTCATCCTCTATAATTATATCAATGTATTCTAACTTTTTTCTTTCCTTTAATAGTTGTCTATATAAATCCTGATACTCTGGTCTTGATGAATCACCTCCAAATACAGCTAATGATTTTTCTAATTTTTCTATATTAAATTGAGTATTTTCTTTATTAGATTTTTGCTGAATTATTCTATCGTTTGTAGCTGAGTATCTTTCATTGTTAAATTTATCATAAGCCTCATTCATTGAAGACAATTTAGACTCTATGTAATTTCTTTCTTTTGAATTTAATGATGGAGAGTATATATATCCACCATTCTTAGTGTCGGCCCTCATGTTCCCATTCTCAATATTCTCTAGCACAAAGTCAGACATTTTTGATGTTATCTCAAACAACTCTCTTGCATTTATCTGAATATTTGAATCATCTTTTAAATCAAAGTGTTCTAAATATGTTTTCTTTTTATTATCTAGAGACATTCTAGCTAAACTCTTTCCTTGCTGAACACCTTCATTTACTTTTACGTTAAATGCCTTAGATGCATTAAAGAATTCTTCTGCATCTTTCAATGATTCAGCAATTACAGATGCTTTAGCTACATCGTATTTTCCGTCTCCTATTATTTTCTTTATCTCTTGTTGCTTTTGGATTATACCATCTTTTTGTTCTTGGGATAATTTATCTCCCATTAACATATTTACATCCTTGTTAATGAACTCATTAGCATCTTCAAATGCTTTATCGTATAAATCAACTTTATTTAATGCATCTGAATTTAAAAGTCTATTAGTCTCATCAACCATGTTAGCATATCCAGTGCCGAAAGCTTTTATGTTTAATTTCTGTCCGTCAGTTCTTAATGTAGCTATCTCGCTAACCTTTGGTGTTCTATATGCATACTTTTCTAGCTTTTCTATTCTTTGATTTACATCTCCTTCAGTTAATGGTTGATATTTACCATTTACAGATCCTGCTTTATACCAATTATTACCTGACTTTTTGAAGCTAGCATCGCTATCAGGAAGTGAATAAATACCATCAGGTTTCCCTTTATAATCTACTAGATTAGCTACTTCTCTTGGTAAAGACTTTTGTATTTCAGCTTTTTTCTCATCGTAATTAAAATTTAAAGTTCCATCCTGATTATATCTTTCAGTTTCAGAACCTATATTTTTTCTTATTAATGTATTAAACGCTATATTATCTGCTACCATTGGGCTTCCAGATGCAGTTAAAACAGAATTAGCATTAAAGTCAGTTATATTACCAAATCTTTCTGATATATTTTTATCAGTATTAATTGATGCTTTTGACTTAACATCTTTCCCATCTCCAACTTGTTTAGCATCTCTTTCTAATAATGCTATTCTTCTAGCTGCATCTTTTTCTATAGGAAGGAAATTTCCAGAACTATCGTAATCTTTAAGCCACTTATCTTTACCTACTTTTTTATACATAGCATCTGGCTGACCAGCGTATACATAAGTTCCATTAGGTTTTTCTTTATCGTCTTTGTTTACCTTTCGTACAACTCCATCGCTATCTACCTTAATACCAGAAGCTTTATAAGTTGTATTGATTTTATCTAACTCAACTTTCTTGTCTTGCTCAGGACTCCCGATAGATAGTCCATCTTCTGTAATGAGAGACATTGGCTCTTCATTAATTACTTCTTCAGTTTTAGTTTCTACTGGTTGAACTATTGGATTTGGATCTTCACTAATATATAAACCATCCTCTGTGTATGAGCCTTGAGGCTTAATAGCACTTTCTCTAGGTTGGTCAACGAACATTTCTTCATTGAATCCTTGCAGATTTACTGGTGTTAAATTTAACTCAGAATATAATCTGTCTTCACTTGATTGTTCTGCTTGAATTTCAGGCTGAATAACCTCTTCTTGAATTGGAGCTGTAGGAATATCTTGTGTAGGAACAATAGCTTCAGGCTGTGCACTTGGTTGTACACTAGCCTGAACTTGTTGTTTTGGAAGTTTTATATTGAATTGTTCTGCTGTAACTTCTGATTCTGGAGAAGATTGTATAGTTTCGCCAAATCCACCAGTTTGAGTAGACATTAAGTCTTTAGAGCTTGTAGCCATCTTATATCTTTTTTACAAATATAAGAATAGTATCTTAATTATAATTATTACTCCTCTGAAGATTCACCACCACCGCTAGAAAATTCAATCGTTGAAGGGCTTCCAAATGTTTTAGCAGCCTCTTTAGCTTTATATTCCCATTGAATATCTTTATTAGCAGCACTACCAGCATTACTTATGTTTGAAACTTCGCCAATAAGCTCTCCTGGTAATTCTGATTCTATATAATTAAGTGCAGTTCCATCTATACCTTCTGCTATCGTAACTGAAAAAGCTTTTTCTATATCTCTAGAAATAGTGCATTTATTTTTACTAGCATTATATTGAGCTAAATTAGATCCATCAGCTTTTAGGTATATTGTAACTCCATTTTTACCTATAAAAGCTGGAAGTAACTCAGTTCTAATTACTTTTGTGCTAATAGTTCCTGGAGATACTTTTCCAAAATTAGCTTTATCTGTATCTGAGAATACTTGTGTAGTTCCTGCTGATCTTATCTTTAAACTTGATTTAGATATTCTATCTGCTGGAAGATTCATTCCAACCCATTCATATTGTTTGACTCCATCTGTTACTACTTGTTTACCTTTTGAATCTAATACTGGTTTTTTCACTTCAACTTGAAATTGTCTTATTTGTTTACCATTTCTATCTAAAGTAGGCTTAGTATCTAGCTTGGCATTGAACTTAGGTATATAAGATGATATAGCTCCAGTTAGCTTGTCTACACCAACATCAGTACCAGGGAAGTATGTTTTAGCTATTTGAGTTATTTTATCTGCTCTTTTAGTAGGACTTAAATTTGGATCAATACTAGCTATTTCTTGTTGGAATGATTTTTTAGTTACATCATTTATAGCATCAGTCATTTGACCATCAAAACTTGAAAATAATGAAGCTTCATTTGTTTTCTTTGTGTATTCAAACTCTGCCTTCTTTTGAGCTAGATTAGCTTGCCATTGATTAGCATTTTTATCAGTCTTATAAGTAAGAAGAGTAGAAGGCTGAATCATAGATGCAAATGTTTTTTTCAATTCTTCTGCTTGCTCTTCAGATCCATTATTAGCATCTATCCAAGCATCAATCATATCTTTGTACTTGCCGCCAAAATATTTATTTACACCAGTAGCATAAGTAGTAGTATCATAGTTTGGATCTTGAATCTCTTGCAAGAATGCATCTCTTTCATCTATCCATGTTTTAGAATTATATTCTCCTCCAGTCTTTAAGTTTAAAGGAGATTCAGACATATTCTTTGGATCAAGCATCCATTTAGCTTGCTCAGTAACCCAAGGCATACCATTCATGTATACTTTAGCGTCATTCAATAATGAAGTCATATTTGATTTACCTTCATATATATCATCAAAATTATCTATTTGTGCAGATAATATTTTTTGAGATAAATCAAGAATTTCATCAGGTTGATATACATCTTTATCTAAACCTTTTTTTCTAATATCATCAGCCCATGCTACAGCTCCAGTAATTTCTTTTGCTTTAGCTTGTATTCTATTTAATTTAGCTACGGAATCTCTATCTCGCATTACTGCTTCTGGATCATAATTATGCTTTTCTAATATGTCAGATATAGTATTTGTAGATAATTCATTAAACTTGTCTTTATATTGATAAGATACATCAGGCAAATCTCTTATAGCATCTATCTTAGCTTGTTTAGCTTTAGCTGCTTCAACCAATGCTCTTTTTCTAGCATCATATAATCCCATAGGAAGTCTAGCTCCAGGGGCTGCAAATATTGGAACTGATCCTATATATCTACCACTAAAAGTACCTACGTTTATATCTTTATTTATGTTAGGATAATAATCTTGAACACCAAGTCTCTCAACTACAGCTTCGGGAACTTCAGATATTCTAGTTCTTACATCTTTAACTACGTCTTGTTCTACCTGATCTTTAGTAGCAGTAGCCTCATAAGAAGGTCTGCCATTAGCCGTACCGCCACTAGCTACAACATCTGACACCATTGAACCATCGCCAATTATTCTATCAGTTTCTTGTGATGCTAGATTGCTTATTTCATCAATTGCTTTATTCGCTAAATCTGTTTCCTCAGCTTTTAATTTAGCTTCTTCTATATCGGCTGCTTCTTTTAGTATTTTAGCTTGTTCTATTTCTGTAGTTGTAGAATTTTGATCAGTTATAACTTTTTCAAGTATAGTATTTCCAACACTTGGAGTAGTTTCAGCAGCCTTATTTACTTCATCCTTAGTTACATTAGCAGCTATAACATCTGGAGACGCTTCTATTTGTTTTTCAGGAACTTTTTCAGATACTATGTTTGAAAGTATAGATGGAGTTGGAGCTTCTGCTGTTACAACCGCTTCTTTCTTAGTGTCTTGTACTGGAGGAACATTAGTAGCTGTTTCATCTTTTACTGGGGACACATCAGCGACAACTTCTTCTTTAGGTTTGCCCATTTTTGGCTCTACTGGCCACTCAAGAGATATACCAGTTCGTTTATCTGCTCTTGCTACTTTCTTAGCTAATCTTGCTTGTTTTCTATCTTCTGCTGGCATAATAATGTTTTATATAATTTTTTTATGCTGCTGTACTTCCGCCTTTTGCAGCCAATGCTTTTGCGGCTTCTTCTTGTAATTTCTTTTTACCAGTACCCAAACTAGCCAATAGATTATCAGTACCAGCCGATGTATTTGTAGCTCCTTTAGCTGACATTCTAGTTGATCTTAATGTATATTTATCTTCTTTAGAACCAACCATTTCTTGAGATTGAGCCGCTGCTTGTTTAGCGTAATCAGAAGCTAATACGGCAGAACCTTCATTTATATTTCGAAGAGCTGGATTCAGAACAGATGCTATCAATCCAGGATTCACTGGCCCTCCTGAGTTAAAAGCATTTTGCCCCATAGTCTTTGCTCCTTGAAGCGCAGCTTTTCCTGCTGTAAAAGAACTAGTTCCAGTAAGTGCTTTAGCTTGTTGTGTTTTTAATCCACTCAATACTTGTCTAGCCATTGGATTTTCATCTGGACCAAGTAATGCATCTGCTTTTTTAGATTGTATAGCGCCCAATACCATTTGACCAGCGCCAAAAGCCGCACCTAATCCTCCTGGCAAACTTTTCTTTCCCATATCATCATTTTTTTTATCTTTTTTCTTACCTATTGAACCGCCTATTTTACCACCTAGAAAAGATCCAATCTTTGTTCCTATTCCTGGTAATAATGCAGTTCCTAATGCTGCTCCTGCTGCAGATCCAACTGCTGCGCCTACTGCACCCATAATATATTTTCTTTAAAGTTAATAATTATTTTAACATTTTGTATTGTACCCCAGTATTTGTAACTAAAAATTCCTCATCTGATATACTAACTATTTTGAATATAACTAGTCTTCCTTGTTGTCTATAATAAGGAGATAATAATTTTCTAGGTATATAACATTCGTATCCAAAGTAATCTTTTATGCTTAATGGATTAAGCACAGAATCTACTACCGAAGAGAATGTATCCGTTTTATAGTCATCGTATGAATCATAGAAGTATATCTTCTCTGGTTTACTATTTGAGTTTACTCTTATTCTTATAAATTCTTTATCTGAATATATTTCCTTATCAGAAACTCCAGCTACATAACATTCAATAGGATCTCCATTCAATTCATTCCCTACACCAAGTTGGTAAGTTTCAGAATCCTTCATTCCATATAGCTTATTTCCTATGTACAAATACTTGTCGTACAAGTACGAACTTTGGCATTGAAGAGCAGATTGGTCTATTCCGTATATAAGTGTGCTTACAGCGTCTTTTAATTGGTTGTTTAGTACACTCATTATATACTCTTTATTGAGTACATTAAATCCACCACATAATTTTGAACTATAACCTATTCCTAAGTTGGAAATAAATTTAGTATTCAATAAATCAAAGAATCCAGTTTTAGATATCTCAGTCAATGAATTTCCAGCGAAAGAATATGCAGATGTATTATTAACAAAAAATATAGCGTTTGAGTATTCAGCCCATGACCTCCATGTTTCATCACTCATCCCAATACTTCTATCTATCCATAATTGGTTTAATATACCTCCTATATCAGAACCAACAGTAGCTAGTTCATTTGCATTTATCTCATGGATAATTCTCTTATCTATAACTAAAAGACATATTCCGCTATCTGTAAATGCATACAAGTTATTTCCCTTATCTTCTGACAATGCACTCCAAGCAAACTTTATACATCCCGTATCATCAGATATATCATAATAGTTAGGCACTGGGAATGTCTTTACAGTATCCGAATTCTGAACATTCACTGGTCTTTTCTGTGACCAAACTATTCTAGTACAGAAATCTGTTTGCTCTGTATATCCAATTAATGGTACACTTGTATATGTATCGGTAGTCTGTGACTTTGAATAATCTATATTTACTTGAGGTAAGAATCTAAATCCACCAAAAGGCCATAAGCTCCATTCGTATCCATAGTCATTAAAGTAATCAGGTCTTAAATGATTATCTTGTTCAAATGTTGTTCTCTCAGATTCATTACCAGTCTTCCACTTGTAAGGTCTTGGTATATAGTTTATTAATGGGAATGTCTGATCTGAAATTGCCTTATCTGGAGATTCATTATTAAACTGAAAAGATAAATTACATCTAGTCTCAGCAGTCCACATTAATATAAGTTGTCTTATAAATGCTGACCTACCAAATACACTTGAGAATCTAAATTTATCTGTTGAGTAGTTGTGTCCACCAAGTATATCTGAGTTTATCCAAACTCTATAGTTATCTGCATATTTATAGCTTCTAAATGGAAATGGTATATTCATTAAGAATTCATTCTCAGTAGATGCAACTTTACCATTACTAGAGTATTGATTATCTTGATGAGACCATACTGAATCATTAATATATGTATCTCCACCAAATATTCTTACTGGTATTCTATTATCATATTTTACATATACTTTGTATCCAAGTGGAACAATTGTAAACTGCTCATAACCAGTAACAACACTAAATTGAAGCGTAAATCCTTCATATAGTTTAGGTGAATTCTGATTACTCTTGTATATACCAAATATTTGATATGTTCCAGATGAGTCAGTAACTGTAGTCGATCCATTAATACTAGCATCCATAGCAACTAAAAGAGCAGTTATAACAGCTCCAGATAAAAAGTTAGCATTTAACCAACGATATTCTATTCCGTTCTCATCCTCTAGATATACAAATCTATATAATGAATTATAACTATTGTATAGTTCTCCAGTTATTTTAGGTATACAATCTTCCCATCTCTCAGAAACTAATTCAACTGTTTGATAATCAGCACCGCTAGACTCTAATACTAAAGACTTGAATTTTATATAGTTACCAGTATACTTGTACTGAGTAGTAAGTCCTGGATTTATATTTACATCTTTTACAAGGTTTATAACGTATAATGGTTCTCTCCAATTCATTACGCCATCGTCATAAGCATCTCTATCTCCAGCTGTATACATTTCATTGTATATATCTTGAGACAATTCAATATCCAAATACTCTTGCAGACCTGTCTTGGTAGCAATTATAGAAGCTGTATTTACATTGAATATATTATTTGTTCCATTATTAGATGGAAAAGATGGAGTATCACTAGGCGAGAAATTTGTATACTTACCATAAGCCACATATCCAAAACCATCAGGATCTGGAAGACCAGTATTTGTACCTAGACCTGGATTAATAGTTCCAACTCCAGGGATTCCTATTCTATCTCTTAATACTCTAGCGTATGTAATTATATCAGCTCCCTCATCTCTTGTTCCATCCCCAATATCTACTGGGCTATTAATATGAGAATATACTTCTGAGAAATAACCAAGAGGAGATACGCATTGTATCTGATATGTAGATGGATTATTTAAGAAATCTTCATAAATATCTGGAGACGTATGCTGTAAGTCAGGGAAATAAGCGTGAAGATGATTTTTAAATTTACCTGAATCATTTCCTAGTCCATCATTAGCAGTAAATAAAGAATAGAATCCAAGACCTTGAGCTAATACTCTTCTTGCTGGCTCTGTTTGAACAACTGAGAATCCATCAGCAAATTGTGGATAGCTTAGTAATCCTTTGAATGCTGCCCCTTGTGCGTAATAATCAAGACCAAATGCTTGTGGCTTAGAAGGAATAAAATCATCAAAAGCTGCTGATACTTCATCATTTATTAGAGATGGATAATTACTTGTATTATCATTCTGTGATGTAGGATGTAAAGTAGCGTATGGTTGATTATCTTCAAAGCTAATTAATTCATCTTCAGCAGTTTCAGTCTTAAACTCTGAATCATAATGGTCAAAAACTTCATTTGTTAATGTTATATCTCCAACTGTATTTGCTGCCTTTACAGCTCCCAAGTAAGATGTACCTAATGATAATGCTGATACCTCATCTCTTCTGTTTGGAAACTCAAAGTTCTCAGCCCCATCTATTTGTTTAGCATAGCTTGGATTATTGTTATCGTCAAACAATACCACAGCAAATCCAGTTCTTTCACCACGCATATTACTTTTATACATCGCTGCATTATATACGTGCTTATGTCCTTCTTTACCAATCTTTTGTATTGTAGAAAATATTAAATCTGTATTATCTACAAAAGTAATATCATCATCTAAATTTTTTGATTCATACCCAATATTCATTAAGTATAATCTCTCATTAAAATATCGGATTGACTTAGCTCTTCTTATTGAAGAATATTTACTCGTCTGCTCTGCTAAATCTAAAACTACTGCACCTTCAAATGTAGCTTCTGCTCTATCAAGAACATCTATTACATTCAATCCAGTAAGAACGGGTATACTTGCAATAATCTCAGATACTGGTGGATTACCAAATGGATCTCCAGCGTACCATGAGTCTCTTCTTAATTCTATAAAAGAAAATTCAGAGTCATTTTCGTATTTTATTTTTATATGATTTCCATAAATAGTTGAACTAGATACATTTGGCTCATCACTAAATGTTCTACTATTAGGAAAATATGGATCAAATTGACTGCTATTATTTCTAACTACTGGAATCAATTCAGTAATTGGAGAGAATGGAGTTCTATCACCATCTATTGATACATATCTATATGAGTAAGAATAACTACCAACAGCCAATCCTGATGTTCCAACTACTACATTAAATGATCCAGAAGAACCAGCTACTTGAGCTACAAATGCTGGCTTATATAAAATACCTTTTGTCTGTATAGTATACTCATCAAGATTAAAATCATCAAAGTATTTTTGATTACATAGGATTCCATCATCTAACATTCCAGAATTAGACATTAAGTCTTTTACTGAAAATACCATTGGAGGAGTTGCGTTATTTGTGATGTATATTTCACCGCCTACACAAGCTTCATTCTTATCGTATTGTAATGGGTAATTAATATCTATAGGAAAGTACTCACTCATTAATACGATTTGTCCATCTATTCTCATAAATGGAAACTCACCTATCTCTGTAGATGCCCAAACCTCAATGATATGCATATTAACTTCTAGCGTTAGCATACATTCGTAATCAGCACTTAATGTACCTGGTACAAGAAGAAAACATCTATTGTCTGAATTGTCAAATAATAAATCTTCTCCCTTTATTTTCTTTTTAGCAAGATTGTCACCATCCATTGACATACTACGCATATTAAGAGCGTCAACATGAAGGCCAGTATCATCAGGGCCTAACATCTCTTTGTTAGAATCTGAATTTATACCTTTTTCGTATGTCTTTATATCAATAGGAGAATGCTGTTGTTTCATTTTGCTCTTCTTTTAAATGGCAATAATTCATTTGCTTTCTGTTGCCTCGCAGCACATCCGCAATCTTCGTTACCAGTTGCTTTAGCTACAAATTTAGCAATTTTATCAATACCAGTTGTCCTAGTGATGGCAGCTATTAAATCGCCAGCACCAGTCATCTTTGGTCTATTGGCTTTATGTATCATATTACCATTTAACTTTATCAGCCCAGTAAGCAGCACTCATCTTGCCTTTAGCTATATTCTTAGCGTGCCTTGTTTTGAATCTTTTTCTTCTACTAGCATAAGCTGCTGATTCACCTTCTTTTTTAGGTGATCCTTTAACTCCTTGCTGTCCGAAACGAATTATCTTTTCAACACCATTTTGACAAGCCTTTACAACGTGTGATTTAGTTCTATGGCTAGGAGTTGATTTTGGAGAATTGCATTTCAGCATCTCCTTTCTTAACATCTCTGGCATAACAATTATTTATGGTACATAGATGAGATGTATTCTTCCATAGATTCTTTCTCTTTGGTATCCATCCCTTTTACTCTTTTCTTTGCTTTGTTCCAACTTCCATTAACTAAGTCAGTTAGCTTTGTATATGCATCAGTCCATAAAGGTCTGTATGTACGTACATCTCTAGATTTCATAGCGTTATAGAATCTTTCTTCAACATAATCAACAACTGCTCTTTCAAAGAAACGTGGAACATTAGGTATATCACCATTAGATACTCCCATTCCGTTGTATATGATTCTTATGTATGGATATGCTGTGCATTCTCTGCTCAACATAATTAAACCATTCTGAACATTGTAATAGAATTTAGGCCCGTGATAACCTTGAAGATTCATTGAGTTATAGCTTTGGTTTGGTTGATAGATGTCATTTGAGTTACTTCCGTCATCTTTTACCTTAGCAGTATATCCAGTTCCGTCTTGTGTATTGTTAAAAAGCCTCTTCCAATAAACTACCTGACTCTTTTGTGGATTACAGATAGTTCCAGTATATAAATAAATCTCACGAATATTAAATACGTTTTCAGGCATTTTAATTTGACAATTCGTAGGCATATTTAAATCATCCTGAACCTTAAGCCAAAATGTATCAAATGAAAGCTCCTGAATAGCATCTTGTATTCTAGATATATACCATCCCTTTGGGAATCCTTTTTTAAAATCAGAATCATTAACAGTAGATGTTATCTCTGCTAGTAAGTGATCTATTGATACAAAATCGTTAGCTGTCATTTCTTATTGTATTTATTAACCTTGAGCTGATGCTTCTGGTAATTGATTATATCTTGTATCTGCTGCGTTTTCAATTACAGCACCATCTTGTCCATCATTAACAATCTCATCAGGAACTAACATCACGTATCTACCTAATTGTAGAACTTGCATCATCAATTCTTGAAGTAACTCGTCTGGAATAGAAATATGGTCATCTAAGTTACAAACCAACTTTGGATCTAAACTAGACTTTATAGCTATCTCAACATCAAGTATCTCAGCGCACTCAATTCCAAGTAAGTATAGTCTATTAACTCCAACTCCATCAATCTGATGTCCAATTCTATAGTAGTAAGGACTATCTAGTGAGGGCTTAGTGTATTCATCAAGATACAAATGCTGTACAGATCCAAGATTCACACCTTGAAACCATCGTTGAGCAAACATCGGCCCATCACATTTACAACTTTCAATATTATATGTTATGTAGATTATAGCTCCATTATTCTGAAGATCCATTATCTGAGTTGGCAAATCAATATACTTCTTTCCATTTGCATCTGTTAATACTGGAACGCTACTAAATGTGGAAGTAAATAAATCAGAATTAGTTATTGCATTTTGCTGTACACGTATTCTATTCGCTACAGTTAATACCCAGTATAGAATTTGATTAAAAGTGAAGTCAGCATCATCAAATGATGCGCTAAAGCTTTTCTGTAAGTCATAAACTACATATCTATACGTCATATTATAATAATGTTAGTAATTGTTGTATATCTTGGGTTGAAACTGAATTCAAAGTTGTTTGGTCTCCTTGTTTGTAAGAGATATAATTTAATGCTTTATCAAATAGCAATTGGAATACACTATTTGGAAAGTTTATAACATCATTTATTGTAAGAATCTCATCTGGTTTCTTAACCCAAAATATTGTTACCTTCTCATTTATAAGTCTAGGTCTAATCTCTATCTCCTGAGAGAATGAATCGTTATATGAATCTCTGTAGTTTATGGTAGATAAATATGCATATCTTTTTAAAGAGTCACATATTTGAGTTCCTTCGTATCCGTTCTCAAATGGATTTTCTCTTGATGTAGCCCATTCTTCAACAGATAGTCTCTTACAGCTATTAGATGATGCAATATGAATTAGATTATCTAAGTAGTAGCTTCTGTTTGTATCTGGAGTTACTGGTACTGGAACTAATGTATTTACTTGAAAGTCTATCTTCACATATACTGACAATATTGTCCATAGTTCTTCAGGAAAAACATTCAGGGATACTCTGGAGTTATTGTTCGTTAAGAACACCCCAGAGTATGCCAATTCCCTAAAAATTTCCTCGCCTATTTTATTTTGACCATACGCAGAATTAATAACAGAAGTCAACCATTTTACAGAAGCATTTATTGCAGGGATATAATCTAAACTGTCTAAGTAATGATCAGATCCTTCCGCATCTAATGCGAATGCTAATTGATTTCGTAATTCTAACGCAGTAATCATAATAATTAAGCTATTGTTTTTTCTACTATACTTCTTCCTCTTTGATCTACGACAGAGTTTTTAATTCCACCATAAAGCATCTTCTCTTGTTGAGCGATTGATCTCTTAGCAATAGTCTCTACAAGTTGCTTACGCATCATCTCAGGGCTCTGACTAACAGAAATTCCTTCTTGTTTTGCTCTAGCGATAATCTGCATATCAGATAATCTTGCAATAGACTGCTGTGCCTCAATCATTTTCTGCGCCCATGTAGCATCAACATTCATTGCTGACTCCATATTTTCATAGAACGCAATTCCAAATTGACTATGATTTCTCAAGTAATCAACTACTTCTCTTGACTGAACCTTTACAGAAGATACGGATACAACTTGAATGTTTCCTTTTACTCCTCTTTTCTTTGTTCTAATCAATGGTTGGAATCTAAGTGCGCCATGTGGTGGTACATCTTCAGCTCCTCTTTTCTTATCTCCATGAATAGAGAAGTTAAATGAGAACGCAAAGAATACTACTGGTGCATCTAACCAATCATCTTCAAGGTCTTTAACATAATCTAAATCATCATCTAGTTCTTTTTGAGCAGATAATAGATTTAATTTATTTAATTTTAAGTTGAATGTATTGGTTAATTTCTCTTCCATTTCACGCATTAACTTTTCTACAAAAGATAAAGGCATTAATGGTTCTTTTTCCTCAACTACATTCTCCTCAACTGTTTCTTCAATGTGCAATTCCTGAGCTACTGTTTCTTCAGTTTCGAGAACTACATCTTTTTGTTTTTTTTCTACTGCCATAATATTTTATTTAAAATATGAGGGAGAAGATTTTCCCCTCCCTCAATTTCATTAATGATTATTTCTTATTGTACATCCAACCAAGCGCAAGCAAGTGGGTTATGGAATTTAACTCCCATGTTACAATCAACCCAAACATCACCATAACGCTTAGGAACTCCATCCTCTAATTTAAGAGTATCTCCAGAACGCTCACCCCATAATTGTGTACGCTTAATATTTTTCATATCAAGAATAACAATACGGTTAGCAAAAGAAGCAGGGAAAGATGCAGCATCTTCAAATCGCTTGTAAGGTACAAGAACGATACGAGAAGAACCAAGGTTAACCTCTTTCAAGTTCAACAATGCGATATCATCATTTGGTGCATAACGAGTCAATTCTTCTTTGTAAGCCAAAGATAACATACGATGCATACGTGGTGTCATAAACGCCATACGTGCTTGTCCGTAATCTCCGTACTCAGAAGACAAAACGATATCTTCAAATGCATCAACCAAAGTAGCTGTAGTAGCAAGTGCGTTAGGAGAACCAGCCTCTAACATTGAACTAAATACACCACCAGTAGTTTTAGCTACAGTACCATTTTGTGTAACAACTTCACCTTTTTGTCCTGTCCAAAATGCATTAGATAAGTCAATTCGGTGTTGGTTAAACATTGCACTACGCTCCATTTCAAGGAAGTTAGAAGTAGTACCCATGTTTTTCAACTTGTGCAATTCAACTTCTGAGTAACGGATAGCTTTGTTGAACAATTGTACGTAGTTGTTACGTTCGATTGTAGAAGCACGGAAGTACTGAGCAAAACCTTCAGAACCATCGTAGTCAACAGTAGATACGTTAGCCAATACATCATCAACTGCAACAGCTGGTAAAGTATCACCATTGTATGGAGAAACAGTAATCGTTAACAAAGATGTATCAACAAAAGTAACATTACCTTTTTGTCCATTAGGATAAGAGATAATTGTGTTAGTTGAAATGTTCTCTACAGAAACTACAGAAATAGTTTGAGTAGTTGGGAAAGAAACAGATCCAGAAATAGCAGTAGCTACTAATGGCTCTCTTTGGTAACCCATTTCTTGATAGAAGAACTCATCAGAATTGATTTGCTCTGCTTCAACCATATTCAACAACTTCAAATCCATGAATTGTTGTGGTGCAGCATCAAAAATCGCACGATTAGTTAATTTTTGAATCATTTTAGACACATCATGTCCGTACAATTCTGCATATTCAGAACCAACTGCGTTTAAGTTTTGGTTATTGAATTTTGCACTTAGGTCATTATATAATGCCATAATTTACAGTTTAATTTACAATTTATAATTTACAATTTATCACGAATAAGGATCGCCTTTAAACAATCCACTCAAGTGACCTACTGCCTGAGTATTCATCCCCTGGGTTGTACCAGCTGATTTATTTTTTCTCAATGCTTTAGGACTTGAATCAACTATCTTCTGATTAGCCTCACTCTCACCTTTTCTTTTTGCTGACTTCTTAACAGTTTCCAACATCTTCTTACCATACATCGCATAAGCTACTAATTCAGCAGCGTCTTCATTATATGCTCCGTCTTGTTTCATAAACAAATTATCTAGTTTCCCCTCAACCAAGATACTCCGAATTTTGCTAATTTCGGACTTACTGAAGTCAGGGTAAGCCTTACCAAGATTCTCAACGGAAAGTAGCGCACTCTTCTTCATATTCTGAAATTCAGAATTCTGCTTTTGAATGAACTGCTCACGATCAGCCTCTATTGCTTGTTTGTCTTCGCTAAACATTCGTTTTGTTGTTCTTGCTAAAAGCTTTATTCTATCCTCAAGTTCTTCTTCGTCTATTTTGTCATCCTTAAATGCCTCATATAACTCATCGTACTCGTCTGGAAGATAATGCTGGACAAGGTTTTCAATCTCCTGATCTCTAAAATCACCTGAAAAGTCCAGTCTTTCATTACTGCTAAAAGCTTTAGAGTAATCATCACCAGCAGCCCATAACTGAACCGCCATTCTAATGTCTTGTGGCATAGCTTGAAGATCTGATGATAATGCCTCAAAATCTCTTTTGACATCAGCACCTTCTTGGGCTTGATTTCTCCACGTATCTACAGAAGCAAAGAACTTTGAAGCGTCATTCACACCATAATGGGAATTGATAAAATTAATCATTTCCTTTTGCGGTTCGAAATTCAGCTTTACCTCTTTAGCTTTTTTAGGAGTAGATAAGATTCCAAAAATGTCTTCAACATCATCTTCTTCTTCGTCTTCAGATTCGGAATCATCTTCCTCTTCTTCTTCCTCTTCTTCTTCATTTGCTTGAGAGCTTGTAGATAAACTAGCCATCAAGTCTTTGTACTCTGCCGAGTTTGCGAAAGATTCATCCATCTGTGCCAAAGCTTCTATCTGTCGAATCTGTTCACTCATTTCTGGCGTGAACGATTCTTCAGAGTAATTATTAGCTTCAGATGCACGATCAATTTCTTGTTCAAAAATGTTCTCGCTCATAATTTATTATTTATTTGTCAAAAATAGTAATTTATTGCATTCCGTTATTTTTAAGTGCCTCTCTTTGTAGTTTGGCATTTTCTTTTATCGCAATCTTTTCTACCTCTTGTCCGTGTTTCATTTGCTCAAATCCTACAGCTTCTTCTTTAGCTGCTTGTTCTTGTGCAACCATTTGTTGTTGTTGGTCTGCGTTAGCTGCTATGCCTTGAGCGATACCTTCATTAGATGCTTTATCTGTCATTGATTGAGCCTGATTCTTAAGTTTTTGATTTTGTCTTAATGCATCAGCTATCAATTCTGGACTTGACCTATTAAATAAGTTGATAAATATTGGTTGATCTATCATTCCAGCTTGTAGCAACGTAAATAATAGTTGATTACCACTATTGATTCCTTGCTCTGCAGATTCTGCTCTCTTAATGAATATTCTATAATCTTGTAATAAATGGTCTTCTGTTAATGTGATACTCTTAAGTCCAGCGTCACCAACCATTATAGATAGCTTTCTTGGATTGTCATAGTATATAGATTTACCTATCGTAGCCATGTGTTCGTATGCCTGCTTAAGTATTGATGTCAATGCCCAGTAGAAAGGCTCTTGAACAAGAGATCCTCTTTGTATTTGAGCTTCAACAACTCCAACTAGCATATCATTTCCTCCCTGAGTACCAGTCATTGCTTCGTTAACACCAGTTACATCCTGGATACTTTGCTGAACCGATTCAATAACTTGGAACAATTGTAGCGTTCCACCGCCAATGTTTGTTCCGTATGTACCAATAGCGTTCTGAACAGAACCAACTCTATCTGTATCTACAAAAATAGGTTTAGAAGCATTAATGTTTCTCATTATATCTGCCTCACCATCTCTGTCGTCTACAGCAGATTTAGATATAACAGTACCAGTACCTCTCATGTTTGATAAATGAGATTCTACTACTGATAAAGTTCTATTTAAGAATCTTTGTGGATCAATAACATCATCAAGTGGAGTAAGTATCTCACCTCTATCGTAAACCCAAGTATAACATTTGTATGGAAACTTAACATTCGCTGGATCATATAGATTCTTCTCTTGGTATGGCATGATACCATATTCTAAAACTATATCAGCAATACCAACTTCTTCTTGTGGAATTAAAATGCAGTATCTAAGAACGTCAACATAAATTGTATGTTTCTTCTTATCACCCATCTCATCTTTATGCTTCTGAGTAACTGGCTCAATTAAATCTTTATCAGAATATTTTGAGTCAGCGTGATTAATCATTGTGTAGTAAGGATAGCCATGCTCATCTTTAACCCAACCATAATCTCTTCGCTCAACATCTTTCCAATATACTTCATAGACGGGAACTTTACCTCCTGCTTGAGTATATATTCCATTCATAATTTTATGAACACCTTTAGATCCATCTTTGCCATAGTTCTCTATAGCATCCATTTCATCTTTACTAAGGTTTTGGAATCTTTCAAATATGCTTGGACTATCCATGTAGTACCACTCACCCATGTGTTCTGCATCTGATAAATCAGGTTTTCTAGCAGACATATCCCATAAGTAGAATAATGGATTGATTGATTCAGCTACATAATTGTCATTATGCTCGTACCCTTTGTAGATTCCTAGACCGCAAAGAGCTAAGTTTCTAGTTATTTGTACTTTTAATTCGTCAATATTTATTTCAGCAGCAATAAATTCAATAAGATTATTTACATCTTTTTCGTGCTGTAATACAAATGTATTTTGGAAAAGTTCTTCTGTCTCTTGCTCTGTATCCATTATTGGAGCAGCACCTTTTATAATATCTTTATAGAATGGGAAAGCCTCAGCCATTCCTTGAAGTCCTTTTAATTTCTTTAAGTCTTCTTCTCTTTTGTTTATTACGAAATCAGATATGCAGTTTGCTCTAGCGTCATAAGATAAACGAATAGCATTACCAACGTATTGTTGAACCATTGGCTTGATAACATTCTTTGTCCACTTAAGTCTGTTTCTAACGTCTCCTGATTCATCAAGAAAGAAAGACTCAACATCTTCATCGAATATCCATTGACCATCTTGTCCTTTAAAGAAAGACCAGTTCATTAAGCATTTACTTATATATCTTCGATAGACATCATTACTCATTGATGACAAACAGAATTTCGCATATTGACTATGGTAACTCTTATCTTTTTTAGCTTGAAGCTTGTTTGGCCTTACTGCGCTATTGTTAAATATATAACTCATACTATCTTAATACATCATTAATACCAACTAATACTTTTTTATTCGTTTTGTTCTCTACTGTTTTAACTCCGTATGCAGTCTCTAGTCTAGAAACCATATCGGGTAATTCAGAATGAACCTTCACTATCAAATCAGTATATTTCTTTTTTTCATCAATGTCCATAGCTGCTAATGTTGCAGCATCAAGAATAATCATGTCGTTAAGCATGTCGAACATATATTGGCTCATTAACTTTGCTTTAAGTCTGTACTCAGGATTGAATGATTCCATTTTTGTAATGGCTATCCTCAACTCTTCTGGCATTTCTCCAGCAATTATATTTTGAAGGTCTTTATGTGAAGTGTAACTTCTACCATAGACTATCTCCAAAGCCTTTTGTAACCTATCCCTTTTGCTTAACTTGTAAATAGGAGATGTTCTATTTCCTAATAACCAGCAAAGTCTTACTTCTTTTACTTTGAGTAATTTAAACTCTTTCATTTCGGATAACTCAGGGTATTCTATTCTTAAATCCCCCTCTGTTTCTATTCCAAAAAGAATTACATTAACATTTTTTTCTTCCATCTTTATCAAATAAGGGTACGAGAAGTTAATCCCGTACCCCGTAAAGATAATCTAAAATTAGATAGTTGGTGTTCCTGTGTATGCAGCAGCAGTAGCAGTAGTTCCACCTACAGCAGCATCAAGAGCAGCAGCATAAGCAGCATAACCTCCGTTTGTAGCATCAGCGAATACCAATACGTTTGTAATTTTATAAACAAAAAGACCAGTAACAGCATTGTGACGAATCAATTTACGAACTCTCAACAAGTACTTAGTGTAGTTAGCAGTAAGAGAAAGTAAAGACAAGTTGTTAGAAAGATACTGAGAAGCATCAGCGTAAGTTCCAGAAGGAGCAACGTAAGGAACAGAAATAACAACAGCGATATTAAATCCGTTTGTTACTGTCATTTGTCCGTAGTTAGCAGAAGCAGAAGTCAATGTAAGAACATCAGTTCCAGCATTGTAAGAAGCAACAACACCTGAGAATAGGTCATTATTGATTCGAGTTACGAATGCAGCACCAATTTCATCAACTGTAGCTGAAGTATCAGAAGAAACGATGTAAGATTTTTCTACTGATGGAGATCCATTACCATCAACAACATTTGCGTGTTGGATTGTAATTTTGTACATTGAAGCAGAACCAGCACTTGGTAAAGCGATAGTAGTCAATGTGATTGTGTTTGCTTCAGCAGTTCCAGCTGCATAAGCAGTCTTTCTCTTACCTACAACATCACGGATAAGTGGCTTAAGAGCTACTGCTCCAGCTTCATCCAACAATGTTAATTCTCCCAATGCCAAGACAGCGTCTGTTGCCAATGGGGTGTTAACGATAACCACTTGGTCAGCGTCAATTTTGTTTAATTTGTAACTAATTGCCATAATAATTTTTTTTGTACACCGATTTTTTTATCTGTGTTGGTTAAATTAATAACCATGCACCGTGCATAGCTTTTGCAAATATAATTAAAATTTTCAATTGTAGATTTTTTTCTTGGGGTTTGGGGTTTTTTTTCTTTCTTCTTTTTTTTCTTTTTGGATATATATATTTATATATATATCTTTTTCTTTTCTTTTTTCTTTGCTTCTTTCTTTTTTCTTTTCTTTCTTTTTCTTTTTTTTCTTCTTTCTTTTTTTTAAAAAAAAATATCGAAATGTTTTGATTTCTAAAAAACATGTTTAACTTTGTGACATAAGAAAACGATATGGAAAATTTTAAAGTTATTTGCGTAAACGATAAAGCCAAGCCAAAAGGCTTTATTGGTCAATGGGTTGAGAAGAATAAAATATACACAGTCGTAGATGCTAAGAATCTAGCCAAACAAAGAATGACAGTCGGTTACAAATTTGCAGAAATAGAAATTCCAGAAGAATCTGAGTACAAATTCTTTTTAGCAAATAGATTCAGACCTTGCTCAGAAGATGACGAGCTTGCAGCTACAGCAGTAGAAGAATTAATAGAAGAAACTTTATCAGAATTATCGATTAATGAATTTTGATTTATTCATAGAGCTTGATAAGTTCAATCATATTTCTTTCAATGAGGAATTGCATGAGTACAAAATAGATAATCAAAAATGTATCTCTACAACTTCCATCCTAAACAACTATAAAAAACCATTTGATACAGAAAATATAGCTTGGCGACACGCTGTAAAGAATCTAAGATCTGTAGAAGAAGTAATCGAAGAGTGGGAAGATAAAAAGAATGAGGCAGCATCTAAAGGAACTCATTTACATCGTTACGCTGAACTAAAATTTGCTTGTAAGGAATATGATGTTCCAGAAGAATCTCTTCCACTAGTACTAAAACAATACATAGATAAGTTTTATAATGATTCTATCGGTAGATTAATACCTATCAAGTCAGAAATGATTATAGGAGATAAAGACTTAAAGCTTTGTGGAATGATAGATCAATTATTCTATAATGTAAAAGAGAAAGAAATTCAAATCTGGGACTACAAAACAAACAAAGAGATAAGAACATTCAGCCCATACAAGAATAAGATGACAAACGGGCTTAATCACCTTCAGGAATGCGAATACAACACCTACTCACTTCAGTTAGGTATCTATAAAAGAATAATAGAAAGAAATACAAACCTTAAACTAGGCAAATCATATATTTGTTGGGTAAACGATAAAAATAGTTCTTATAAAGCATTTCAGATGGCTGAGATGGACAAGGAGATAGATTTAATAATTAAAAACATAAAGTAATGAGTGAAGTAGATAGAAAAAAAGCAGAATCTTTTGAAGCTGTGGCAAGACCAGTAATTAAATGGATGGCTGAGAATTGTCATCCACATACAACTATGATAGTTGACGCTATACATGCTGAATTATTAGAGGCAGATATGGTTATTAATACACATGATTATCTAGTAGATTAACTAACTAAAAACATAAAGTAATGAGTACTTCATCAGCATATTCTAGTAACAAACTAAAACAAGTGCTGAAGAACGGCACTCAACATTTTATTATTAAGTCATTCTTAACAGCAGCATTTGAGTATGATAAGAAGGTAGTGGAACACCATCTATATTGGATAAATCTAAATAAAGGAATATACGAAGAGTTTCCGCTATATAAATTATTATGCTTTAAGAAGATGAATGCGAAAGAAATAAAGTTCTTTAAACAAACAGAGGATACCTATGAATTAAGAATATCCTCTGAAGATGGAAAAGTATGGGATCATAAAGAATTAAAATTTGATAAGGAACAAGTTAAAGTTACTTACAAAGATTTTCTTTAATATTAGTTTAGTATTTTTAGTATCTTGCCAGTGTTCTTATCAACTCTAGCTAGCTTCATTCTAAAATTAGTTTCTTTACTCTGTACATACTTTGTAATTACTTGACTATCTGCTGAATTTGTTTTTATATTCTGAGGCTCGTATCTAACGTGAGCCAATGCGTTAATATATGCAAATGTTATAGCAAATATAGCATCATCATAATCATACCTAGTATCCGCAGCCTGATATCTTGTCTGCCTATGTGAGTTTTGAGACTTTAAATCCTTTTCTACGAAAGTTTTTAACTGCTCCCAAAGCCAAGGCACATCAATATTCTCACTATAAGCATCTAGCATCTCTTCAGTCTTCGCTATTATCCTAGGGGCTGTATTCGCCTTGTTGGATATACCAAACCATTTACCTCCATGTGTTTGAAAGTATTCTGGAAGCTGTGTATTAGCCGTGAACTTAGCTTTGAACCCATGTATCTCCTGGAAGTCAACGTGCATATCTCCAATATTGTTTTCTACTAGTTCCTTTACCCCACCACGCATTTGTTGGTCATAATAAAGGCTCTGAAGTAGTACTTGTAGGTATGTAAGTTTAAATTTTCTGTCTCTATGGAATACAACTGATGATACGGAGTTAGTCAATGAGTCCCATATAGCACTACACATCATAGAGTGTCCAGTTTCAGAGTTTATTGGATCTGTTCCTTGCCAATACCTACTTCTCCATACCTCTCCCTTTGGTGGATGATGAATTATCAATGCAGAAGTCATTACATCCTCTCTTGATGAGGTAGGCATCCATTTTGCACCAGTTATTCGATGTGAAGTAAGTAAATCTGGAGTTGGTTGACTATAATCAAGTATAGGTTCAAAGTATCCGTACTCAATAGGCACATCCTTGCCGTAAATGTCACTTAATCTCTTATTACAAGTGTGAATAGGTACTAAAGTACGTGATTTACGTACAAACATATCATCAATTGTTATTGGGTAGTGCTGATGGAACTGAACCTTTGCAGATTCCCCCTTTTTAGTACCTTCTAAAGCTAAATATGCCTTTCTTTCGTTTAATATATGCTTATCATCAACCCCTCTTCGTGCATAAGCATTAAAGAATAGAGGGATTATGCCGTATTCATAGTTTTTCTCATTCCATTGGCTTAAACACATCTTAAATTCAGACTCAAACACAGATCCACCCTTATCCATTTCACCACCAGTTCCCCAAGCGATAAATTGTTGTTGCATTTCCATCTTTCCCGTTTCTGGATTGTACTTAAACAATGCTGGTCTACCCTCACGCATCATCTCACCAAAGATATCGAATAACCCTATCTCATCCACAAACACAGCTGATGGAGATCCACCATTTATAGAATCGACTTGAGGGCTATCGACTTGAAATCTAGATGCCCCACCATCTTCACGACCTTTTTTATCACCTTTCTTGTCAAATGACATTACTTGGTCAGTCCAGTTCTTTACTTCCTGAGCGATAAAGTCTGGTATCTTAGTATATGTCCACTTTACCTTATCTCGGAATATCTCTATACCCTTATCTTTTGAGTGGGTAACGAACTTAATGAAGTAAGATTTGTTTAAATTTACTCTCTTCATTCCTGCTAAACACATCGTAGTAGTAAAACCAATTTGACGTGCTTTACCAATCATCATAGAGTAGTTACAATCAAACAGGAATAATAATACTTTCTGTGCATCCCAAGCCTTATAGGCAAGAGTACCATTCTCAGATCTATCCTCCTTTATAAATCCGTACTTATTACAGAAGTATAAAGTATTGTCTTTACATTTTTGTATCTCTACAGTCAACCAATCATATTGATCTTCTTCGTTGTCAAAATCGGTTATTAGACTTTCATCTTCTCCCCATAATTCTGCTTGTTTGCAATAAAGGTCAAAGGGCTTATACTTCAATTTATTTTGCCATCCACTATTTATACTATTTACCCAATCGACAAACTCTTTTGGGTAATCAAATTGTTGATGAGAAGGCTTCCATTCACTTGTTAGTATGCCCAATGAACTAATATTGTCTTGATTTTCATCAGATCCCATTAGTTGTTTTTTAATTAATTTCCTATCTTGCCACAGCCTTTAGGCCCACAAGTAGCAGAAGAGTTCTGTGAGGTTTTCTGACTAGCATTTCTTAAAGTAGCACCGCTAGCCTTTTGGCTTTTTCTTTCTTTAATGTCTCCAATAAAGTTTTTAACTTTTTTAACTACATCTTTCTTAGTTTTGTGGATAGAATACCTTAACGGCATTTGATATTTTCCGCCACCACGCTGGATAACCTTGTGCTTCCTTACTTGCTCTTTAACGAAATTTCTAATAGGCCCTGGAGCTGAACTCTCCTGAGATAATGCATTAGATACCGCTTTTCCTAACATTGCCATGACTACTGTTTTTTCTTTTTCATAGACTTAGCCTTAGCCATTGCTGCAGCCATCTTAATCTTAACCATGAAAGGAAGCTTATTCTCTTTACTGAATAATTTACTAGATCCTTTTTCTTCGGATTTTTCTTTCTTCTTACCTTCTGACTTTTCGTGTTTAGCCATTGCTGACTTAGATGAATACTTCTCCTCAGACTTGCTGCCCTTGTATTCTGTGATATTCTTTTTCATCATAATATTTTTTTATCAAAGATATATATAAATCAAACACATTATTTATCGAACCTTGCCCTCAACGATACGTAAGTTTCTAAATTCATAGTCACCAGTAGTATCTGTCTCTATGGTCGCAAAGCCATGATTCCATTTATTAAATGGCGCATACTCAGGACTTAATCCACATAAAGCACCAATTGAATATGTTGTTACAACTTCCCCATTCAAATCTTTTTCCGAATGCTCAGATGTCTGATGATGATGCCCTACCGCACAAGAAGTCTTTGCTCTAGTGTATAATCCTCTAGCAGCATTTACTGGCGAGAATACAGAATGTCCGAACTCATGACCATGCAGTAAGCTGAAGTTTCCAATCTTAGTCAACTGTTTTCCTTTAACCTCTTGAACACCAAGCTCTCCGAATCGTAAAATGTTCTTTAATTCAAAATCTCCAATACCCAATAACTCAGGAGCTACAAGTCGCATATAATTTTCCCATCTTTCCTCGTGATTACCGAGCTTAAAATATACTGGACAATCAAATGCACCTCTCAGCTCTTTTAAGAACTCTCGTGTCATCTCTAGCTCTCCTGCGATGTCTCTTAGTCTTCTATCTTTTATGAATCTACTAGCTTGATACATATCAATCGTATCGCCATTAAGATAAACGAAGTTTGGTTTGAACTGAAGACCATAGTTCATTGCGGTCTCTAAGGCTTGATTGTCTTGGTATGGAATATGAATATCATTCATTATTAGCCCACGATTATTCCCAGTTGGAATTACGAATTCAGAGATCGGTGAATAATCCGATTCTGGAAGATTAAAACTTGCCATTGCTTCTTTTTTTTCTTGATTAGTTCTTATTACTGCTGATGTTCCTGATTTTGGTTTTCTGTGATGTTCTCCTCTTCTAAATCTAACTTGGGATCTAGCTTGTCCAAAGTTTGTAAAGTCTAGTGGGTGCTTCTCCATTGCCATTCTTGCCAGGGCATAGGTAGATGCGTGAGGGAATTCATCTATTAGATTGATTATAATATCCCCTCTGTAGCTTAGTTCTTTATTGCTCATATTAATATTCTTCAGGTGTATACTCTTCTTCTAGCTCTTCGTTATACTTTGGTCTTCTATCGTATTCCTTGATGGTATAAAATATCTTTTTCATAGAGCCTTTGTAGAAGTACATAGGGTTTACCATATACAATCTCCTACCCTTCTCCATAGTAAACCTCACTATATCCATTTGGCATAGTTGCTTAACTGCCCCAATTAAATATGCCATGTTGATACCCGTAGCATTCCTGATATCCCTTAGCCCATAATTTTTCAGTAAGTTTCCATACCCCATGTTCTTACAGAAGAACCTAAGTAATTTATGTGACGATGGCTTAAGGCTATCCTGCATGTCAATAGTCTCCACGAAGCTTATCATGTAGCGCATCTTTTTACGCTTAAGCATTTGCTGAACTATCTCATCTGCCGTTTCATCGTATGCCTCGGTAAGCTGAACCATAGCTCCATTTATATCTTTGTAGTATAAATCAAGGTTCTTCTTCCGATGGGCCATTATTCTGTCAGCCTCCAATAATATCAAATCAAAGACTATATTGTTTTCATTCTCTACCATACTTCATAAGTTCTTTCTATTTCAACTTCGATATTAAGTAAATCCAGCACAAGAAGTATATCGCATATACTATTGCTAACCTGAATCCCCTCCTCACTTCCATCAACGTATAGTATAGTTCCATACTCAAGAAGGCAAGAATCATCACTATGAGAATACTCAAGGATCTCAATTTTTACTCTTTTCATTTCTATCAGAGATAATAGAATCGACATTCAGCTTCATCTTCTTTAAATGCGCAATCTTTTCACGATGGTTATTCTGCTCATAGAAGATAATGCCACTTAAGGCTCTACCGAACTCAACGATGTTCATGTTGGTTTTCATTTTGTTACAAGATCCACATGATGGGACTTTGTTTGAATTACTTAACTTACCGCCACGACTCTTAGGATATAGATGGTCTACCGTTCTTGAGTAGTCATCCAACGTGGTCTTACAATAGGCGCAAACATTTAGGTTCACCCCGTTCTTACTTACTATATGCATATTTCAATTTTATTGTTCGGTACAAATATATAACAAAAAACATAAAATCTATTTAAAGTGTTACCACTCTTGCAGGTACAGTCTGTTACCACTAATGTGACACTTAACTATTTGGTAATCAGTAACATAAAGAAAAAATCCTTTATTAGTTTATTCCCCACTTGCTTATATGGAAGAAATAAATTAAAAGTAGTCTATATATAAATCAATGTAAACGTAGTTTATCTTGGTTATATTGTGACGTACGACAATGCCAGTTATTGTGATTAAATTGTATGCGTAGTCAAGTACCCGTAATTAGTACTACTATCCCCTACCCCATTATAATTCCTTATATCTGCCCATTATAATTCCCTATATATGCCCACCTTAAATATTCTTTGGTTTCCCATGGTTTTTTTATTCTGTGTCTACAGAGGACTTACACATGTATATATATCCCCTCCCCATTTCAAAAGGAAAGATCAGTTTAAAATCATTCAACTAAATTCATAGGTAACTATCTTTAACTATTCCTTTCGTTCAACTATTCCCGTAGTTATTCCCGTTTTACTTATGGTACATTATACCATATCTTATTTAGATTCATTCTAAATAGCTGATTTCCAGATCTTTTTTCCCATTTTGAGAATGTTTCCCAAATTGAGAATATCACTCACTTACCTTATTTAGAATCATTCTAGATAACGATGGTAACTTTGCTTATAGTAAAAAAATACCACATTACCTAATTTAACGTAAAAAAAAACCTTATTTAGAATCATTATTGATTATACATTTTTTTTAAAATAAGTAAAATTTTATGTTATTTATCCAAAGTAGTTTTGTATATTTGTACTCGTAGGGCGTAGGTATTTTAAGCCCTTTATACAGAGAATGGTCAAAAATTGACGTGACCAAGTACTGCCCATTGGTGAATCCTGCCTAGAGAAATTAGATTTTCAATAAATGGTTTTTCAATGGGAAAGGTATGTTTAAAAATGTAATTTAATTAATAACTATAAATAATACGATTATGAAAAAAGTAAATTTAAAATTCGAACAAGTACAAAGTACTAAGAAAATTGAAACATTGGTAAGTGCGAATACTCGCCAATTAGAGTACAAAGAAACAGACGAGGCGATAAAAATTGTTTGTGAAATTGTTACGGCTGTTAATCAATCTATTCAATTCGCAAAGCAAATGAAAGTTAATAACTTTGTTTTGGGCGGACAAAAATTCTTTATCAACAAAAAATTTAATTTGTACGTTT